GGAAGACAATCTTTCTCAAAGGGGAAACTGTTGGGTATTTGATGATGCTTGTGTGTATGATAATGCCAAAGTGTGTGGTGAAGCCCAAGTATATGGTAAGGCAGAAGTTTGGGGAAATAGCAAAGTACTTGATGATGCAGAGGTAGATGGTGAAACCAAAGTATGTGGCAATGTTGAAATTGGGGGCAATTCTGAGGTGCGTTGTGAATCCGCAATTCTAGATAATGCAAAAATATATGGTGAAGCAAAAGTGTATGATAACGCCAGAGTATATGGTAATGCTAGAATTGGTGGAAATGCCTTAGTTTGTGATAATGCCGAAGTTTGGGGAGATTCCAACGTATATGATTATGCTACTATCTGTAATAATGCAGAGGTGTATGGTCAAGCCATTGTACATGGTAGAGTTACAGTGGATGGTAGCGTAAAAATTATGGGTGACGCAGAACTTAAATGTAATACTGATTATTATGTTGGAAAGAACACATGGAGTAGCGGGCGATTCTTTACATATACACGTTCAAATAAGATGTGGAAGGTAGGTTGCTTCTATGGCACAAGTAAAGAACTTATCGAGAAGGCTTATAAGGATAGTAAGCTAAGCGGAGAAGAGTACGAACGAGTTGTTAAGTATGCTGAAGAAATGTATAAGAATTTAGAAAAGCATAATAAACATACTTAAATAAGTACAAGATAGTACATAGTGTTAAATTTTAGTTAAATGCTATGTACTATTTGTTTATTTGAGAAATAATATATATCTTTGTAGCAAATTATCAAAACATTTAGAAATTATGGAAGATATTAGAAGTATTGCTTATGCATTAAACCCTACTACTGATTTTTTGAATGATTATATGCTTAGGTCATTTAAGTCGGAAGGAAAAAATAGAAGTGGCTCAACGCCTTATGCTAATAAGCGTAATAGACGGAAAAAGAATAAACCAAAGAGAAAATAAATAAAGATGTTAGTAATATAATACCGAAAGGTAATCACAACGTATCTATTACTATCGCACCAATTTTTGTGATGTTTGTAACACTTTACCGCAATGTAATTAACTTTTATTAACTTGAATTATTTGTATAGTTCAAGTTATTTTTTTATCTTTGCACTCACAATTCAATTATAAACAAATTAAAATATTAAGAATTATGAATGCTTATACTAATTTAGTAGAGAGAAAGAGAAATGAAGTAATTTCTATGTTGAAAAAGAATAATTCAACATATACTTTAAATGCTCCATTTCCACAAGTTAAATTTGTTATACCAAGCAAGGACAAAAAAGATACAAATTCTATTGTTACTTTAGATGTTAGGGAATTAACACTTGTTAACAATAAGTTAATGGTTAGTGGTACAACAGAACATGGAGAAATTTGTTCATTACCTATTGAAAGGGTTTTAACTTCCTATCATGATGGAGAACTTATTATTTATGAATATATAGGTTTTGCAGATGATGTCATGACTTTTATATCTCGTAATTTTAGATACATGACAATGGCTTTGGAAAATGATTTCTTACGAATGTTTAAAATGTTTGGGAATGTAATTTCCGATACTGACAACGAGTTTGAACCATGCTTTATTAAAAAGGGCTTTGACGATGATTTTGGACAACTTTGGTATGAATTTACCGAAATTAAGTTTGAAGAAGGGAAAATGTTTGCGTATGATAATGCAAGTGACACATATATCAACTTCAACGAACTTACCTTTGAAGATAAAATTACGTTATGCCGACATTTCTATATTCTCATAGAAGGAAGTAAAAATTAAAAACCTTTACATTGGTATGTAAACGTTAAAAATTAGTTAAAAGTAGGGAATAATTTGTGTATTTCAATTTTATTTCCTACTTTTGCATTGTAAATCAATAAACAAATTAAAAATTATGAATACTTTACAGGAACTTCAAAACAAATTGAATAAGTCATTAGACATTTACTTTGATTATTCTGCTAAATTAGGTATTTTAATACTTTCTAACCAAAAAGAGAATAAGAAAGCATATTTGGTAAATCAAATTACCAAAGCAAAAGACCCATTTACTTGTTTGATATTAGACGAAGAACATACGACTTGTTCTAAAGTTACAATAGATTATTTAATTGCCAAAGAAGATAGTAACGAAGACTACCCTGCTATTTTGTGTCATGTGATTAAGCGTGATGATAACAACGTAAATGAATTTATAGAATTTGAAGAAATTTCTATCGAAACACATTTAAACATGTCATATTGTATTGATTTTCAATAATAAAACAACGCAAGAATTATGAATAAGTTAGTAAGATTTAGCGAGAGTGACGAGAATAATTTGCGTAGATATATGCAAAAGACTAATCGTAATAATATATCATTCGTTAATAATTGTCCTATTATTTATAAGGAAATTATGGAGTATAATGTATGTAACATTGTACTTAGTAGAGGTGTAATTTATTTCCATTGTATTAACGCCTATGATTGTTTGAATGATTATTTTTTTCGTATGTCTGAATTATCAAGCGACAATGGGTTAAATCAAATTTATAAGGCTATTTCATTGACTGAAACTATTGGTGAGTTAAGCGAGGAGGAAAGAGATTTATCAGAGAAAATAATTGATAAGTTTGTAACATTCTTAGAACTCAATAACAATGAAATTATTGATAATGAGAATGTTCGCACCATACCAAATGTAAATGGACATTTCACTTTTACAAAGGTTGTGCGTAATAATGGTGCGATAAAGTTTTATGACAAAGTTAGTGATAAATGGATATATATAAATCAATTACGATTAAAAGACCAAATTATGCTATATCACATTTTCAAGAAGGTTGTTGAAGGTCAATTATTTGATTTAATATGTCCTCCTATGATTGGTGATTGCTAATGTATTTTAATTTATAATATACATAGAATTATATTAAATTACCTATGAAAAAAGAGATTAATATAAATAAGATTGCAGAAAAGTCTGTTTGTCTTGAATGGTTTGAAATGGAAGGTGATTTATTAGCCGTAACAAGTGAAGGCGTATGCAAGATTAGTAAATCTTCATACCTAAATAAAACTTGTTACAATGTCTATATGGAATATGATGATAGGACACCTTCTAATAGTTTTTTAAATTTAGAGGATGCAAAGGAATGGGTAAGAACAATGTATGTAGACAATGTATATAGTAAAATAACAAATGTCATTGGTAATTATAATGCCTACAATAAAAGCAATAACATCATTAGTGTTAAATAAATGTTAATTGGAATGGAATATTTTGCAGTATCAATTTATTTTATTACCTTTGCACTATAAATCAATAACAAACAAATAATATTAGAATTATGGAAACAATGGATATTAAGAAGGCTATTGAGAATTACGAAAATGCTAAGATTGAGTTAGCTAATGCACTCAAAAGCGTTGTTGAAAGCAAAGGTGGTGAGATTATATTGTCTGAACCATATTATTTTGCTTATGGTGATGTGGAATGTCATTTTACAAGACTATATATATCCGATAATCATTTGTATGCTGATTATAGTGATGATTGGGTAATAGATAAAATGTTGTTACCCCATGATTATTTGAATAGTAACCATATAAGAAATTTATTAAATAGATTAATCTAATATAGGTTAATATTGAATATTGAGTTATTAATTAAAACATTTAAGAATTATGGATAAATCAATGAAATTGAAATTTTCAGAACGTTCAATGAATGCACGAGCAAATTTAGAAAAGAGTGCGGAGGAAGTATTGAATGTTATGCGTGATATTGTTGTGACAATGGGAGGAAAAGTGGAAGTTATTTACTCTACTTTAGCACCTGATTTTGATGGGTGGTCGGATAATTTGGTACTGACTATCAATGTAAAAGAATTGTTAGTGAATGACGAAACGGAAACAATAGATATTACTTATACGGCTAATGGTGAGGAATTTACCGAAGATTTACTATATTGTTCAGACTTTCACTATGGCGATTGGGTAGCAATTATGAATGAACTTGTTAGACTTTATACACGTACAAAGGAATGATGATGTTATTTATATTTTGGTGATATAGAATACCATTTTATAAGGTTATATATCTAATATAGATAAAACTTTCAAAAATATACCGCAAGGTAATCACAACTAACGTCACATAGTTACGATGAGTGGACGAGTAATGTTATTAAAATTATACCGAAAGGTAATCACAATTTTACATTAATCTATCATTGCTTGAGATAAGTAGTGATATATTTTTCTTTTATATACGGTTTATTTGCTTTGTAAGACGTTATATGTTGTATAAGGGTACATTGCAAGTTGTGAGTGATTCTCACGGCTTAAAACGTTTTATTTGAATTATATAATATATTGCGTGTGCGTATATTATATATAACCTATAAAGTGAAATATTAAATATGTGTTAAAATTGAAAATATATTTTGTAGTTTCAAATTAAGTTAGTATCTTTGTAGCCGTAAATCAATAAACAAACAAATTATTAATAATTAAAACATTTAGAATTATGGAATCATTAAATGAAGTTTTAGAAAGAAACAGAAAGAAGGTAACTGATTTAATGTTGGCTAATGATATTAGTCATATTTCAATTACAGATAATGAAGAGTACGGAATGGATACTGTTATACCAGTCGTTCTTCTTGTAAATAAGAATGGAAAAGTTTATGAGACAGGTGTAACTGACATCAAGTTAGTTCGTGGTAATATATTCACTAAGGACGATATATACATCAAGGTTGTTAATACTACCGATTTATCTTCAAACGTGTCTGTGGATAATGAAGGGTATATTAGCATTAATGAATGTTGTTATCATACCGCTAACGAGGTGTATTACGCTATTGAGTATTATTTTGTAAACGGTCTTTATTTTGATAATAAGTTTGACAAATTAAACAAAGAAATAGAGGAGAAGATTATTAAACTTCTTTCAGACGAAGACGAGAGAATTTTTACTTTTGGAGATAACGATATATTCCACACTTGCATAGGAACAAAGAATGTAAGTTTCAATACTATCTACATGAAAGGAAATATTGCTATGTTGGAAGATTCTGAAAACCACATGGTATTCAACTTAAGTGGAATTTCATTGGAGGATAAATGCGATTTATTAAAACACCTAATGGTTTGTATAAGGCGATAAGTGTTAAATAAATGTTAAAGGTAAGTAATTATTTCGTAGTTTAAAAATAAATGCTTACCTTTGCAATCGTAAATCAATAACAAACAAATTAATAAACAATTTAAAACAAACTGAATTATGAAAGGAATTGAGAATGAAATTAGAGAACACATTACTAAGACACAGACAGAATATAACATAACTGTAGCGTATGTTGCAAATTGTTTGAAACAGTATGGTGAGAAGGGTTTGCCTGTTGTGTGGGATGGTGAGAATTATGTTGCTGACGCAATTTATGATGATTGTGAGTGTGTTCGTTACGAAATTGACGCTATTCGTACTACTAAAAATTTCTTAACTAAGCAGGTGCTTGAAGTACACGTGGTAACGAATAACTATGATGAGTGTGATGAGTGGATAGAAGTCAGTGAATTTGATATGGACACAACATTTGGTATTATTAGTAATATTCAATTTTAACAAGTAAACGTTATGACATACGAGAACGAAATAATTAATGGTTATATAGATGATATTTCTAACCTCTATAGAGAATTTTTCGATGAGGTTAAAAAAAATCTTGAGAGGTATGGAACAGAAGGTATTTCTGTTTTGAGTAATAACAACCCCTTTATATTTTATCTTCTGAAAGGTACGGCAATCAATAAAACTTGTTCTGTTGTATTCATTGACACAGTAAGAGTCACTAAAACTGATTATTATACATCTTTTGAAGGTCATGGTATTGTTGAAAACGGAGAAAAGTGTGATAAGTGGTTTAATCTTGACGCTATGCACATGGAGGACGTTTTAACATTATGTTATAGACTGAATTTTAATTAAAAAGTAGAAATTATATATTTGAGTTTATTTTCTTATTCTATTCTGACATTGCTTGTAATAAGTGGTGTCAGAATTTTATTATATAAACGTTATTTCATTTCTAAAGCGTTATTTTGTTTTATCCGATAAGTTATACAGATATTTTGTTTAAGTGTCTTAGAACGCAAATAAATGGTCTTGTATGGTCTTCGTGTCTGCGTATATAATATTATCTATAGTCATTAATATATCAAGTGTTAAATTTTTGTTAAAGGACAGAATTTGTTAGGAGATTTGAAATTAAATGTTTATCTTTGCATCGTATTTCAAAATTAGTAATATTCAAACAAATTAAATTATGGAAACAAAGAAGTATAAACTTAGAACTGACTTAACAATGGTTCACAATGATACCACGCTTTGCAGAATTGAAGCGTTAAAGAACTTTGGTAATGTCAAGATAGGTGATTTAGGCGGTTGGGTTCAGAATTGGGACAATCTTTCTCAAGAAGGTAACTGTTGGGTATATGAAGATGCAAAAGTATTTAATAAAGCTACTGTGTCTGATAATGCTAAAGTATATAATGATGCAGAAGTATATGATAATGCTCAACTTTGGGATAACGCAATAGTTTGGGATGACGCAAAAGTGCATGGTGATGCAGAAATTTGGGAAAATGCGGAAATATATAACCATGCAGAAGTGTCAGGCTATTCTAAAGTACATGGTGATGCAGAAATTTGGGGCAAAGCCAAAGTATATGATTATGCCGAAGTGTCCGAACATGCCATAATTTGTGATAATGCCGAAATATATGCAAAAGTGTTCGGTAAAGCCAAAGTGTCTGGAAATGCAAAAGTGTCAGACTATTCCATAGTCCGTGATTATGCAGATGTGTCAGGTAACGTAGTAATATGTGATAATGCCACAGTTCGTGATAACACTACACTTTATGATAATGTTAAAGTGTCTGACAATGCAGAAGTTAGGGATTATGCTATGGTTTGGGATAATGCCAAAATATACGGACATGCCGTAATTCGTGACTATGTAGCAATATATGGCAACGCAAAAGTGTTTGGTAATACCAAACTGTCAGGCGACACCAAAGTATCAGGTGATGCAGAGATACGTGATAATACAGTTATAAAACAATAATAAACAAATTATGTTTTCTGTATTGTTAGAAAATAGAAAGTGTTAATAAAATGTTAAAAGGAAGGAAATATTTTGTGGATACAATTTATTTCCTTACCTTTGCAAACGTAAATCAACAAATAAATAACAAACAAATTAAAACATTTAGAATTATGAAGACTTTAGAAATTTTTGCAGCAGCAACACCATCAAAAAGAATTATTAATGGTTATGTAATGGTTGACAACATCTTAACTCTTTGTGATGTTAAATTTCATTCTATTGACACTCATAGTGGTGATATTACTTATCTTGTTACAGTAAAAGGTGACAAAGAAGAAACTAAACTTATGACCAATATCCATGTTTTTGCAAGCGTGGATAATTATAAGAAAGGTCTTGAATATGGAGAAACATTTGAACTTGTACGTTTTGTAAAAAATGTGATTAATTTATTGGATATTCCTGCTACAATATGTGTAGATAAGGACAATGCAGAACTTTTCTTATTATCATATAAGTATGAGAATGGAGAAGTAAAATGTGTCAAGAAATTCTCTCCAATTATCTATGATGATAAGGAAAAAAATTATTTTGAATTTGAAGGTCTATATAAGTCATGTGAAGAAGTATTTGCGTGGAATGATATTAAGGTATCAGAGAACGGAAAAGAATACGTTAAGGAAGGAATCTTAAAGGCTCTTTCTCTTACGGACGAACAGAAGGCACTTGTTGATGAGTTTATGGCAATGAAGCAAAAACTAACAGATAATAATATTTCTGTTGTTTATGATAACGACTATGAAACCTTAAACTTCATTAATACAAGTAATTATGATTTGGAAAATCAATACTTACCTGACGGACTTAAACACAATGAAGATGAGTACGAGACAATTCCTGACGGAGTAATAGATAGTCTAGAAAAGTTACATCAAACAAAAGTAGTTTACGACATTTATAGGATGTGTGATGGACAATATTATGTAAGGAAAAAGTAATTTTCAAAAGTTACATAAATGTTTAGGTGGTATATTTGCATAGAATTGCTTATATACCACTTTTCTTTTGTTCTAAGCGTATAAATTAATGTATTAGTGTAATTGTTCATTCAGATGTAATTTAACGTCTTAAAACGCTTTTATTTAAGTTGGACATTTCTTTTATACGTATGTGTATATAATATATAACTAATATAGCGTTTATCTAATTTGTTAATCAAATGTTAAACATTTAAATTTATTTGGAAGTTTGAGATTATTTGTCTATCTTTGCACTATCAATTTAAAACAAACAATTAAAACATTTAAGAATTATGAAACAGACTTTTTTAAAAAACCATATAGAAGGTTTAAAGTCATACACGAAGGAAGAGTTTGATAATATTGATTATGAGTTAAATCTTATTGATAGGGCTATTATTGATGCAGATTTAATTCGTAGAGATATAGTTAATCAGTTAGGAAGTCCCGTACACACATCCTACAAGCATACTGATTGGTATTTGAACCATGATGGTTTTATCATCAAGGCTATGTTTGTTAATGGTGATAACGGAAGGTTTAAGACATTGTACATATCTTCTGAATTGTCTATTAGTGAAGATGATATTTATCGTATTGGAGAGAGTTTTAAAAAGGAAATTGAAGATGATGAGAAGGAATAATTATTCATAATTCTAATTTGTTGGTAGTATAACTATTCTATATGAAGGTTATGCTACTTTTTTAAATATACATACTATTAACATTTATTAATAAAAATAATTTGGTTAATTCATCTTTTATTATTACCTTTGTAATCGTAAACAAATAGGGAATAGTCCCATAGAACAAATTATAAACAAACGAATATTATGTTACAAATTGATTTTCCAAAGGTTACATCAGATGTCTATTCTTTGTATAATGATGAAGTAGAAGATTTGGGTAATATTGAGCTTGTAGAAAAGTATAACAAGGATATTGATTTGTTATTTTATAACGTAGTTGATATTCTTTTCAGCCCTAATTATAGAGAAGGCTTTACAGATAGTTGGTATCTGCAAATTAATGATGATATTGTTCTTATTACATTTTCAAGGACTGAATTATTAGGTAGCTATAATAAACTTACTATTTCAACAACTAACACTGACAATGAAAAATTGGAACTTATCCTAAATTATTTCTTATTTATCAATAAGGGTTATAAAAACTTGTTGGGAGAGAAAACAAATAGTGAGTTATTGAGTATTGTTGATAACTATTTAAACAATGATGTATGGTTTGATTTGGCTTTTGATACAGATAGTGAAACAGTTTTGCCATATAATGAAGTTCTAAGAGAATTTTTGGAGGAAAAAATCTTATCAGAAGTATCTCTACATGACCTTATCTCTGACGGATATATTAAAATTGATTATTAATACTTCATAATTCTATAAATTTGTTTGAGTGGTGTGTTTTAACTAATATAGTTAGCACACTACTTTTTATTTTAATTAAAGTTTTTATTTAACACCAATTAACTTTATAGATTTGATAGTTTGAAAAGATTTGCTTAACTTTGCAATTAAAATTCAATAATAAATGATTATGGAAACAAATGAAATTCAAGCAGATAATATTGGGATAGCCGTAAAAGCAATTAACGTTTTTAGTATGGCTGCAAAGGGTGTAATTGACGCTTTATATGAAGTCGTGAAAAATCGTGGTGGGGAAGTTAAAGTAAACCAATTTATACAAATGAATTTTGGTGATGTTAAATCTACTGTACAAAGAATTTTGATTAAAGACGACTTTTTATGTGTTGAGCATGAAGGAATGTTTGGCAAACCTATACAAACATGTATTGTGTTATTTGAGTATGATTTCTTAACGCTATGTAGTTTATTAACTTATGCTGCAACTGCTTAAGGGTTTAGATGATTTATGATAAAATGTTTTTCCTTACGTTCTAACGTCTTATTTTTGAATTGGAGTATAATTATTCCACTTTTGCTAATAAAACATCTTAGAGAGCAAATAAACATTGTTTTAGACCCTTCTATATATTTTTTACTGTTCGTTGGAATAACTATTTTTTATCAAAAATTTGCTTATGTGGTTTTGTCTACAAATCAAGAATCTGAAAACTTTTCTTTTTTTTAATTTTTTTCTTTTTATATATAATATATTAATATAATAATTCTAGTATATTATAATATTATTATATAATAATTAATTATTATAGTATATATTAATTAATATAATAATATATATTATGCGCGCGCACGAAGGGAGTTTGAAAAGAAAATTAGAAAGTAATAAAACATCATCATTCCAACTGAAAGAAATTATTTTTATCTCTTTGCAAAAAATCTAATAAATAAATTTACTCAATATTTGTGTTTTAACGCTTTATTTTTAGATTTATGAGTAAATGTACCAAATTGTTTATAAAGTGCCTTAGAACGTAAATAAATTGCCTTATAGCTAATTTATTAAAATAATACTTCAATAGAGAAATTCTTATCTAATCAAATTAACATAAATTTATAAGATTGTTAATCTTTAGTTAAAAAGAAAAATTTACTTGTACATTCCAACTTTTATCTTTATCTTTGCATCGTAATTCAAAACAACAAGGGAATATTCCCATAGAACAAATTAAAACAAATAAGAATTATGAACGTATTTCAAGCAGCAATGATGAGTGAAAAGTACTTTGAGAATGTAATGTCACAAAATGGATATAAACGTCTTACAACATTCTCAAGTGATTTAACCATTGCAGAATTAATGGACGGTGAGAGAGGTATTAAAGAAACCTTCAAACGTGTTGTAAAAGATTGGAAGGGTTTTGTAAAGTACTTCACGGAATTTGTTATGGCTCTCAACATCAAGTCATGGGAACATTACGAGAAAGGAAATGAATCACTTGCAAGCGTTTATACTGACCTTTATTATAAGGCACGTGACATTGCCTTAGATACTTTCAAGGATGATGATTTAAATTACTTTATTCAAACAACCGATTAAAACAAATACATATAACCTCCTTTCAAATGGAGGGAGGTTATAAATGAATAAATATACACTTATACAGAGATATATAAATATCAATATATCTAAATATAAAGATATAATTAAGTAAAAATATAAATATATAAAATTATAAAAGTCATGAGTAACAAGTCAGTAAACAAATATCTCAATGTAAAGTTAGAAGATGATTTTACAAACCCTTTTGGAGGTGTATCATTTGACGGGCAAACTTTAGGAGATTTCTTGGAGGAAGTTGGTGCTGAAAGAGAAACTAACATGGACAAAGTAAATGAAATGCTTAAAACATGCGGTATTTCTCCAATTAAGTTGGATTAAAAAGAAAGGATATAGTTATGGGAGAAAATAATAAAAAGATATATCAATCAGTAGCCGTTGCACAAGTGAAGGACGGTAAAGTCATTGGACGTTATAATTCGTGTACAGAAGCTGCAATCGCTTTAGGAAGTAACAATCGTGCAACCATTGGAAACATTGCAGCGTGCGCAAATAAAAAGCGTAAAAGCGCTTTAGGATATCAGTGGTTGAAACTTACAAAGGTAACAATTACTTCAAAGTAAGTAAAACAAGTATATTAACTTGTAAAAAATAATAAGATATAAATAATAATGGAGGGTTTATATAAAACATTCATAGAACAAGATAGGAAAGACGCTATAAATCGTATGGAAAAATTCAATACGTTTGAAGTTGATTTTACTATTAAGAAAAGAAATTTACGTCCCTATGTATTAGGCGTTTGTGAAGGGAATAGATTTGCGTTCATTGTAAATAAAGTACAATATGATAAAAATAAAGACATTTTTACTTTGAATTGCGAAGAGTACAAAACACGAACGAAAAAGACATTAAATGAACATGAAATTTCTTGCTCTATGTGTGATATTGTATTTAATGATATATTGGAACATTTTAATATATTAGAGTTTGGAACAATATAAACATGTTATAAATATACTTGTATTATCAAGTTATGTTAAATAGATAAGTTTGTTTGAGTGGTGTGTTAACTATGTGTTTAACATGCCACTTTTTATTTCAATGAAAGATTTTATTTAACATTACTTAACTTTATAAATTTGGTTATTTAAAAAATTATCCTTACCTTTGCAAATGTAAATCAGAAAGGGAATAGTCCCACAAAACAAACAAATTAAAACAACATTTAGAATTATGAAGGAAAGATTGATGACAAAGAGTGAGTTTGCAGATTTCAATAGTGAAATGAACCGTTTAAAAAACATCAAGTGGAAAAGTTACACGGCAACACTGAAAGAAGTAGGAGTTACTTATTTAGGTAAAGTTGCACAAAGTGCAAAGATGTTGCACTCATACGAACATCATTTCTCAACATATTGTTTGTATTTGGCAGCTGCCGACTTAAGTGGTTTTAATGTTTGTCCAAAGAATGATATGTGCAAAGCAAATTGCCTTATGGGAAGTGGACGTAACAAGGTTAGCCGTTTGTCGGGTCGTGATGATATAGACGGTTCACGTGTTACAAAGACACGTTTATTCTTTGCTAATAGGGAGGTATTTATGCGTTTAATGTTGCATGAAATAAAATTGGAGAAGAAACGTGCAAAATTGAAGGGACATGAATTTTCAGTACGTATCAATGGAACAAGCGATTTAAGTCCTTTATTGTTTAAGTTAGGTAAAAAGAATATCTTACAGATGTTTCCTAATGTAATGTTTTACGATTACACGAAAGTGCCTAACTATTTGGAGTTAATGAAGGAATATCCTAACTATGATGTAACATGGTCTATTGACGGGTCTAAGGATAACTTTAACTTAGGCATGGACTATCTAAAGGATGGAGGACGTATTGCCGTTGTATTTGGTACAGAAACAATGCCAAAAACATTTATGGGTTATAAAGTCATTGACGGAGATAAATACGATGCACGTTATAAGGACGGAAATGTAGTAGTAGGTTTGAAGTTTAAGAGAACGGCAGAAAATTTCAAAAAAGGTAAATTCGTTATGCCTAATACTGAATTTATAGTAAGAGAAGGTGACTTGCGCTGCAAGTGGTAAACAAAATATGGGTTGGTTATGAAATATTAACCGACCCTATAAGAAAACAAATTAAATTGAATGAATTATGAATAATAAGAATAAGCGACCTAATGACAATATTCCAACATCTGTAATTTTAAAATATATTGTTTCTGAAAGGGACAAGTGGAAGGGTATGTATTACTTTGCCAAAGATAAGTGTATCAAGTCTGAAAAGGAACTTAAAGGACTACAAAAGCAAATTACACGTTATCAGCAGGCACGAAACGAGGAAGGTAAGTTTATCAGTCAGGAACAATACAATGCAGTAAGAAAGCGAAACAAAAAGTTATCAGGGGAAGTTGCAAAATTAAGGGCAGAGAACTCGGAAATGATTTACAAGGTTATGCGAGCAGAACAAAAACTTGTAAAGCCAAAAACAATTTTGGAACGTGTTAAATATGTTATTGAAAAATAAAAACATTTATTAACATCAATAATTTGCTTGAATAAAATATTTTGCGTATCTTTGCATAGTAAATCAAAACAAACAAATTAAAACAATAGAATTATGAAAACAAAGAAGTATAAAATCAGAAAAGATTTGAATTATACCTTTAATGGTCACAAACTTTATCGAGTTGAGGCTCTTAAAGACTTTGGAAATGTCAAGAAGGGTAGTATTGGTGGTTTTATTGAGAAAGAAGATAATCTTTCTCAAGAAGGTAATTGTTGGGTGTATTTGGATGCGAAAGTGTTTGGTAATGCGGAGGTAAGCGGTAACGCTGTAATAGATGGCTTTGCACAAGTTTGTGATAATGCAATGGTATATGGTAATGCACAAGTAAACCGTTATTCCAAAATTAAAAATAATGCACGTGTATTTGATAACGCACGTATTGAAGGTAATTCTATTGTGAAGGATAATGCGCAAGTGTATGGACATTCTATCCTTTTAGAAAATGCACAAGTTTGCGACAATGCAAATTTAATAGGAACTTGCTTGGTAAGAGATAACGCAATAGTTTGTGGTGACACTGACATATACGAATTTGTACATTTTAATAGTGATGCAAAAATAAAGTCCCCTGCGGATTATTATGTAGGTCGTGAAAATTGGGAGGGCGGTCATAACTTTGTTTATACACGTTCTAATAACAAGTGGTCAACGTTCTTTATAAATGGAACAAAGGAGGAAATATTGGATTTTGCAAAAAAGAAAAGTGAGAGATATTATAACTTTTACAAAAATGTAATAGAGTTTGTTGAAAAGATGTATTCTTAACATTAACGTAAATTAACAAGGAAAATTTGTATAATTGGATTTTTCTTGTTAACTTTGCAAACGTAATTCAATAACAAACAAATTAAAATATAGTGATTATGAATAAGTGGTATTTAGAAGGCAATTATGCTGAAAATCTTGCAGAAGATAGGGAAGACGCTATTAATGCAATGAATGAAATTAATAAGTATTCATTCAGTTTTTCAGAGGAGGAAAATTATACACCCGATGTGTTCCTCAATAGAAACGACAAATAGGAGGCTTTTCCTGTAACAAATGTTACGTATAACAAAGAGAAGGACGTGTTTACCCTTACTTGCTTAGATGAGGACACAAATAGCACATTTGAAGTAAGCGAACAAGACTGTTTACATGGCACGTGTGACGTTATCTTTGTCGATATTGTAGATTGTTCTATGGACTAATTTATAACAAGGGAGGTAGGAAATATTGTCAATAATTCCTACCTCTCATATTTTTTTTATTGATAATGATAATAGATTTAACGGCAAATAGAAATAAAGTTATCTTTCTAATGAATAAGAAAGATATTATAAAACACGCTTAAAATGCAAATATAGTTTATTCGTATAATCTTCATGCGTATGTGTAATATATAACATAGTGAAATAGTATTAATGTTAATTATATGTTAAATGTATATTTTTGTTTGTTTAATTGAAAGTTTATTGTTATCTTTGCAGACGTAAATCAATAACAAATAAGAATTATGAGTAAATTAGATTTTAATAATTTCACACGTATTTATAAATCCCTTCAACTTGAAGAGAAAATTTATTTGCACAACACATATGCAATGAATAACAATATAGAATTATTTTTATATTCTATGTGTGATTTTATATCATGGACTAGACGTTTTAAAAGTAATGATTTTGTGGAAAAACTTAACTTTGTAAACTTTAATAGTAAACATAATTTTTATACGTGCGATAAAGCATATAATGTAAAAAGTGTTACCGACAATGAAGCACTTGAGATAGTAAACAAGTATCGTGATAAAGTGTTTGAATATGAATCACTTAAATGATTATTTGGAAATGTATATGTAACACATATATTAACTTTGTTTGAGTATAATATAAAACGAATAAGAATTATGAAACAAGATATTAGAAAGCAGGCTATTGCACATATGAAAAAGAATCGTACGTGCATTGTAGAATTAAATGAACGACCATACATTGAACTGTTATCAGATAATTATGAAGATGTTTATATGTGTGTAGTAAAAAGAGTTTCTTATAATAAGAAAACAGATAAATTCTATTTTACGTCTATTAATTTACTTAATGGTGTAATAATTACATCATCAGAAGATAGTGTATTATTAGATGATATGCGTGAAAAAGTTTTTACTAACATATTAGTTCAAGATTATGAAACAAGTAAATATTAATAACCTTCAAATTGAAGTATATCAGAAGGAGGATAACATTCCCGACACTTGTACAACATTCAAGACGCAAACAAAACCTATTGCAAAGAGTGTTTTAGAAAGTGTATTTGGAGAACCGACAAATAACAATTTAAGTAATGATAAAGAGATACATTACATGTGGGTAATTAGTGTTAATGAGAAAATATTTGAGTTACACGATTGGTATAGTGGAGAGTGTGATGACGACGAGCCTATTACATGGAGTGTTCGAAGTGATGACGCATCAAAAACTTTGCAGGATGAGTTTATTAAAACACTCAACATCTTTAGTATATACAAATACTATTTCAATTAACTTTTATTAATACGAAATATTTGTGTAATTCAGAAAATATAACTATCTTTGCAAACGTTAATCAGTAATATTGCTGACACAATTAAATAAAACAATTAGAATTATGAAAAGGTGTTTAATTTGGACAAACATTGACCTATACGATGAGGACTCAATGAAGGAAGTACGGGAATTTATGCGTGAACAAAATTTCAATGACCTTTCAGACAATAACGTAATGAGAGTTATTGATGAGAATAATGATATGTACATTGAGGACGAACGTCATAATCTTTCAGAAGAGAATACTAATTTTAAAGGCTATGTAGTAGCGTTTGCAGAACTTGGACTATGGAATGGTGTACGTGTTGCATCAAAGGTGTACAACGACATTTCAGACATTCTACAGAACACATCATGTGATGAGTGCGAGTGGTACTTGGACGAGTGGAATGTACGCTTTAGGGGTTCACACCATGACGGGACAAACACTGTATTGTACAGATACGTGGACACTGAAAAGAGAGCCTATGACATTATGAACAAAATTGCGTGTGGCGGAATGAATCTTAAGCAATTTAAGAAGGCTACAAAGAGTATCCGTCCATTTGTTCAGAAAGTTTACGGAATTGATTAAAGAAAACTTCTTAAATATAAAAGTTATTATTTGTTTAGTGGTATTGCTTGGGATAAGTAGTACCACTTTTTTGTTTTATTGCCACTTTATTTCGTTTCTGACGAACTTAATATATAAAGTTGATAACTTATAAGGTAACAACTAACATAAGCAATTAGAACGCCTTAAAACAAGTTTATGTTTTCATTCACATGTATGCGTAATATATTATATATAATACCTAAAAACCACTTAATGTTAATTATATGTTAAATTAATAATTTTAATTGGATATTTCAAATTAAATACTTAACTTTGCAAACGTAAATCAAAACAAATAGAATTATGGATAATGAAATTAAACAAAGAGTAATACGTTTTTTTGAAAACAACGATTTACGAGAAGTTCGTTTCATTGACGAAGACGGATATGCGCTTGTTGAGAATATTCCTCCTATGGCTTATATTGAAAGCGATAAAGAATATTATCCCGTTATAAGAGCCTTTGTTGTTGGTAATGACATTTGTATCGACTTAATGACGGATGATAGTATGAATGAATGGGAACAAACATCTATCGAAGAATGCGATAGTATTAGCCAAAAGAATATTTGTAAAGCTATACTTGACACATCTTTGTAAAAAACTATAATAAACAATTTCAACAAAGAGAATTATGGAAACAAAGAAGTATAAAATCAGAAAAGATTTAAGTTATACATTTGACGGACACAAACTTTATCGTGTTGAGGCTCTCAAGGACTTTGGAAACGTCAAGAAGGGTAGCGTTGGTGGTTTTATTGAGAAAGAAGATAATCTTTCGCAAGAAGGCAATTGTTGGATATTCTTGGATGCAAAAGTTTACGGAAATGCAAAAGTATTTGGCAATGCTATAATAAACGGCTTTGCACAAGTGTGCGACAATTCAGTGGTATTTGATAATGCACAAGTAAGAGGATATTCCAAAGTTAAAGATAACGCACGTGTGTTTAATAACGCACGTATGGAAGATTGTTCTATTGTTAAGGATAACGCACAAGTGTATGGCAATTCCCTTCTATTAGATAATGCACAAGTTTGTGACAATGCACATTTAATAGGTACTTGCTTGGTGAGAGATAACGCAATTGTTTGTGGTGATGCTTGTATATACGATGTTGTACGCTTTATTAGTGATGCAAAAATAATGTCACCTGCTGACTACTATATAGGTCATGAAAATTGGGAAGGTGGTCATAATTTTGTTTATACACGTTCTAATAATCAATGGTCCACGTTATTTATCAATGGAACAAAGGAAGATATTTTGGAATTTGCAAAAAATAGAGGAGAAAAATATTACAACTTCTATAAGAATGTAATAGAGTTTGTAGAAAAGATATATTCTTAATATTAACGTAATTTAACAAGGAAAATTTGTATATTTGAATTTTTCTTGTTAAATTTGCACACGTATTTAAATATAATAAGAATTATGAAGGAATTAAATAGCTATTGGGACGTTATTATTTTATGTGATGATACCCTTATACAAATGGGTTATGAACCTTTCTTTAATGATAAAGACCCTATGACAGAACATGAGTTTACCATGTTGTTTAAGGATGGAATTGCAGAGGAAGTAAACATTGTAAATGGAGTTCCCGAAATTAAGATTGACAAAAATAGTATTATCTTGGAATATCCATGCCAAAAGGACCTTACAGAAAGGAACATTAACCTAATTAAGGAAATATACGGTGTAGTTGATTATTATCACATTGCTTTACTTTATGGGAATCCAAAATACCGACATATGTTAAAGAAATGTTAAACATTTAAATTTATTTGGAAGTTTGAGATTATTTGTCTATCTTTGCACTATCAATTTAAAACAAACAAAACATTTAAGAATTATGGGACAATATTTTAGACCTGTCATTATTGACAAAAAGAATAGTAAGAAAGTTGTTGCATCATTATATGGACATGATTTTAATGTAGGAATAAAACTAATGGAGCATTCTTGCGTGGGAAATATATTTGTAAACGCCTTTGCAACTCTCATCAATGACAAGGACGGAAAATATAAAGGTTATCCTATGGCATGGGCAGGAGATTATTCAGACGAAGTAGACGGAAAATATAACTATTGGGATATTGCAACTATCAATAACACCGATGAGGATGTAAAGAGTTTGGAAATCAACGAATACCGCTACTTTATCAATAAGACAAAGAAGGAATTTGTCGACATTGAAGATTGTCCAATGAAAGATTATATAATCGTACATCCACTACCTATTCTTACATGTTTAGGCAATGGCAGAAGCCACGATTATATGCCTAACGAAGGGGAACTGAAAATTATCGGCTCATGGGCAACGGATGTTGTTGTATCAAGCAATAAGTGTCCTAACGAGAAGACATATAAGCGTATTAAACCAAACTTTCACTTGTAAAATATAATATTATGTGTACATTTAGAGATGTAATAAAGTCCAACTTATTAAAAAATTGGAAACCTGCAAAGTTCAGAAAGCGAGAAATCCTTTCTGAACGCCTTAACGAAACTTTAGGGGGACTTGCAACGGAGATAACATTAACGGACGTTACAGACAATGTAACAACGCTTAACTTATCATTCGGAGATAAGAAAGAGAAGTTTGAAGTTGCATGGACACAAAGTGAGAATGGTTGGCATTCCATATCAAATATAGATTAGTTTTTTAATGATAGTTTTTTTCATAGTTGTAAATTTTTTGTAGATTTTTATTTAGTTAATATTTTTAAAATAACCATAACCGCTTGAGATAAGTAGTTATGGTTTTTTGTTTTTATTAACATGAATAATTTGGTTAATTGAAATAATTTGTTTACCTTTGCATACGTAAACAATAAAGGGATAGTCCTAAAAAACAAGTAAACAAAGAATTATGGAACATTCTAATTTAGCAACACTTTTAGAAAAAGTTATTAAAGATAATGACTTTGAGGGTGTTTTGGAAAACGTTTATTACAAAGTAAATGTAATTAAACTTGCCTATAACATGAAACGTTTTTATGTTTCAAACAAAGACAATGATATGATTGCTATATGCTTTGATTATGATTATAAGTATAATCGTGTCATTGCAAGAGAAAATTATAATGAGTATGTATTTGCACGTTTATATGGTTGGTGTTTGAGAAATAACATATCAATCAAAGAAATTACACACGAGTTAGACGAGAAGGTTAAATATAGTATCATGTGTAATTTATCTTACTTTATATCGTATGATAAATATACGGAAGATGATGTTAAACGTATTATCTTCAAGTTCACAAAAGAATTAATTAAAAATGTTGAAAACATAGGCGTATTAAGCGGACGTTATTTCAGTTTGATAATTAAGCCTACAGAATTATTTTTTGTACGCTTGGGGGAGGAAAACAAGGATAAAATAAGGATTGAAATCAAAGATATGAAGAAGGAAGATATAATTACATTCTTCTTTGATTTACTTTATTTTAGTTGATATATAAAAGTTATGGGAAAGAATATTAAATATACAGTCAAATATAATTTGGTAACAGACACTAATAAAGTTATCGAAGATGATAGTTATAAGTTTGACACAAAAGAGAAAGCGAAACAATTTAGTAATACACAAGTTGATAAATTAACTTGTTTGGGACTATATAAGATTTACGAACAGTCTAAAGACTATGTAATACTTAATAGTCACGATAAGCAATATTCTACTAAAATAGAAATAGTAAAAAATATAAATTCATAATTCAAATGTTTTGAGGATAGAACTTTTGTAAGTTTATTTACATTGTTCTATCCTTTTTTTATTATATCATTCAATTAACATAATTTAATATTAATAATTTGGTAATATCAAATTTTATTCTTATCTTTGCATAAGTAAATCAACAACAAATAAGAATTATGAACACGAAATATAAAATAAGAACGGATATTTCAAAAATCTTTAGGGGTAAAACAATATATCGAATTGAGGCACTTAAGGACTTTGGGGACGTTAAAAAAGGTGACTTGGGCGGTTGGATTGAAAAAGAATTTTTTCTAAGCGAAAAAGGAAATTGTTGGGTATACGATGATTATGTGTAACGCTAAAGTACGTGATAATGTTATCATCTATGGAAGTGTTACAATTAACGGAAATGCTATTGTGAAGGACAATGCAAAGATATGCGGATACGTAAAAGTTAACGACAAGGCAATTATAGAAGATAATGCGGTGGTACGTGGTTATGCAAATATTGCAGGCAGTGCCAAAGTGTGCGACAATGCTACAATTAAAGATAAAGCAACATTAAGTGGTAATTGTATTGCCAAAGATAACTCTATTATCGGAGGATTCGCTAATGTCTGTGACCATGCAGAAATTGGAGGAAATTCCAAAATTAAGGATAATGTAACCATTGGTGATAAAACAAAAACTACTGATTACGTTATTATCAAAGATGATGCAACCATTTCTGCAAATATTATCTTAATGGATAATGTTATTATCAAAAGTGACTTTGCATTATTATTAACTGATAATAAGTTAATTCGTTTGGGAGGAGAGATTGAACTTTCAGAAACTCTATGTTGGGGTGATGATTTGATATGATAATTTTTTAACTAATAAAGAATTATGAAACAGAATAAGAAAATATTCGTTTTAACATTGGAGGAACAATATCATAGTATTACAGATATGTTAGTACTTGGCACATTTAGTAATGAAAGAAGTGCTAAGGAAGTTATGGAGAAAACGTTTGAAGATATTTACAATCGTGATTATTCCAACTTGAACAAAAATGATTATATTATAACAAAGAGTACTGATAAAATGACCATTTCCGAAATTCTTTGTAATAATTACACTATCTTGAAAATTACCGAAACAATACTTGATAAGTGGGAAAAGTAAAGAAAATTATTAACAAATAAAACATTTATAATTATGGAAGGAAAAAACATTTTTATCGTTACGCAGGAAACACAAATGTGTGGAGAAACTTTTTACTCTGCCATTGCAGCATATCACAACGAGGAAGACGCTAAAAAGAAGATGAAGGAAGTAAGTAAAAATGATTTATCTTCTTTTGAAGAGCATGTTAGTAAAGAACATATTGATGTAGAGGAACACGAACATGCAATTTATATCAATGTTGGATTTAGTGACGAATATAGTTACACCGAGATTAAACAGACAACTCTCTATTAATAGGGGTTGTTTTGTTTTAAGATAAACAATATTATCAATCAACATATTTATTTAATATAATAGGGATAGCCAATAAAACATATTAGTTGCACATACTTAATTAAGTACAAATAGAATGTGTGTGAATCAAAAATAATATAAAACAATATATATAATAAAAAAAAAATACATATGGAAAATTTTTATAACAAATGGGAAGGTTTTACAGACGTACAGAAATTTAAATGTGCGCAAGAGTATTGGGACGCTGTGGAGTCGCCAAATAAGTGGTATGCAATGAGTGAATTTGATAATCAATTTGCAGACTACTCACCTTTTGACATTGTACGCCAACTGAAAATGGGAGAGTTTAACCCATACGACAGTTTCTTTAAATACGATAGAAACGGAAATGTTATCAGTGGTACATCAAGCGATGTTATATTAGCAATTAATGATGATATTGACGACATTATTGAGTACTTTGAGGAAAGATAATATTAAAAGATAATCATAGATAACGGATAATAGGGAAGGTAATTTTTGCCATCCCTATTTTTTTGTTTATTATATATACGCACACGGATATAAGATGCATAAGCAATAATTAAACAGTAACATATATAAGTCATAGAAATAAGTCATGCGTTAACTTTAATTAACTATAATAATTTTGTAGAATAAGATAAATTGCATAACTTTGCAAATGTAAATCAATCGGGAATGTTCCCACAAAACAATTTAAATTCATTGAATTATGGATAAGAAGTATAAACTTAGAACAGATTTAATAAAGGGTAATGATGGACATATTCTTTATCGTATTGAATCTCTAAAAGATTTTTCAAACGTTAAGAAAGGTGACTTAGGAGGGTGGGTTGAGAAAGAAAACAATCTTTCTCAAGAAGGTAATTGTTGGGTATATGATAACGCCTGTGTTTATGATAACGCAATAGTAACTAACAATGCAACTGTACGTGACGAAGCAAGTGTTTACGGAGATACATGGGTATGTGAAAATGCTTGCGTTTATGAGGAAGCAAAGGTCTGTGACAATGCATGTGTATTTGGTGATGCAAAAGTTTATGGTGGCGCATGTGTTTTTGGACATGCAAAAGTATATGATGATGTATGTGTGTGTGATTATGCAAAAGTTTATGGTGATGCAAATGTGTATGAAAATGCTTGCGTTTATGGTGAAGCAAAGGTCTGTGACAATGCAAAAATTTATGGTATTGCATGTGTGTATGGCGAATCTTATGTGCGTGGCAATACTAGGGTATATGGTAGTGCGCTTGTTAATGGTAAAGCTATTGTAGATAATGAAGCTAATATCTGTGGGAATGCAGTTGTTAAGAAAAGTTCTGATTATTACGTGTGTAAAAACATATGGTCAAGCGGTCGTCACTTCACGTACACACACTATAATCGCATGTGGAGTGTTGGATGTTTTTATGGTACGGGCATGGAACTTATTAAGAAAGCGTATAAAGACAGTGATATAAGCGGACGAAACTATGAACGTTCTGTAAAATTTGTTGAAGAAATGTACAAAGACATTGAAATTAATAAAGATTAAGTGAATAGTCATATAAAAAACACTGTAAATTAAAATATTTATGGATAATCTTAAAGTATTTTACAACAAAGTTAAAACTGTTAGTACCAAGTTTGGTGCTGCAATGATAGTAAAAAGTACTCCTAAATTTAGAGGAGGAAAAAGCTGCCCATTTGTGGGACGTGTAGAGAAAATGACGTTAATAACAAATTGCCGTTTCGGAAGTTACGTAAATAGTGTAAACGCTACTTTGGAAAAGAAGGGGATAGAAACAGAGTACAAAGCAGCACCACGCAAAGGAATGCACTTTGTAGAAGGTATGTATCCTTATATCTTACAAAGCGAAAAGGATAGCGACCAATTCTATCTTACAATGAATTACCGTCCTTCTGACAGAACAACTTTTGAACACGTATTTATATTAGACGGAATGATTGTTACAGACGAGGATACAATTAAAGATATAGAATCGTGGATATACGCTGCGCCAAAAAAAGATAACATAAAGCAAACAGAAGCAGGACTTGAAAAAGAGGAACAAACGAAAGTAGTAACATATAAGATACAGAACGTTACACACATCGGAAAAGCATACGATTTAAAATTGATATGGGATATGATAAGCAAGTAAAATAATTTAAAGGTAGTATCAATTTAGGGGTACTACCTTTATTGCTTATATACGTTTTATTTCCTCTGTAAGGAGTTTAAATAAATTATACGATTACTTATATCATTTTATTTTATTAAGCGATTAGAAAGAAAATAAAATGGTAGTAATTTTAAATTTCTGTTTAAAAGTTTATTATTTTATTGTAATATCAGGCAGGTGTGGGCCTCATGTGGGTGGCCACCTATTTAACCCACCTACCCACCGCCATAAAAGGGGGTGTTTGAGAACGCCCACGGTTCTCCGTCCAAAATTTTCCAAAAATTTTCATCCATTCCACAAGGCCCCCTCTCTTTTTCATTCATGCCCTTTCAAAAAATTTTCCAAAAAATTTTTCATATATTTTCCAGAAGGCTCATAGTATTTTTTTATATCTATATTTTATTTCCTATTTTCATTTAGTTATTATTCTTCTTATTACTATAGTTTTATAAAAACAAAAAAATAAGCACTACGTTTATTTTTCGCAATGCTTATATTCGTATACTATATAAATTACTTTATAGTTTTATTATTTATCTATTTGCTTTCATATTTTATTACTTCTGCATTAGGAGATAGTTTGAAATATTCTTCTTCATCACAGAACAGTGGTGCATATTCTCCAAAATAATCATTAAACATATCTTCCAACATCATACTATCTGTCATAAATTCATTATCACTTTGTATTTTATCTTTAGGTGAATATGATACAAGTTATTGTTGTTTATTTTCGTTATATTCAAATTTTATAGTAAGCCAAGTATATCGTTTTACCATAACGTTTGCATATTCTCTCAGTAGACATTCAATTTTTGGGATTCTCATTATCTATTTTATTTATTTCATTATTAATCATTTTCCAAAAAACTCTTTAAATTTATCACTACCATATTCATTATCGGTTAATTCAATAATTTCTCCTATTGTATATGTTTTCTTGCGTGGTTCTGGGAGACGGTGTTCTATGAACTCTCTTGTACCAGCTGAACATGCACCAGTAATGGTACGATATGCGACAATAGCTTCTTCAAACGTCAAGACATCATTCAGTGTCATGTTTTTATAAGTGGATGTATCTCTGTCTGAAATTTTATAAAATAGGTCAAGTTTTGCTTCTTTAAGGGTTTCACCATGTGCCCAATTATTTTCTCCATCGGTTACAATATATAATTCTTTGTCATAACCGACCTGATGAGTGCGATAAACATTGCCATGTTGAGAATCAATGATACTAAGAATCTCATCAACTTTAATATACCTCACACCATTAGATTTCCAGAAGATAGGTTCTTCTTGGATTTTTTTAAGTTTAGTATTTTTCTCTATAGGGAGTGCTGGATGAAACACACGATTATTATTATAGTATATACAACCACATATTATTGAATCCTTTGGTACGTCTTCAATTTTTGTACCTTCCAAACTAAGATATCCACCTACAGTTAAATTATTAGGGATTTTAATAATATCTGAATAATCTAAATTAAGATGTCCACCTACAGTTAAATTATCTGGAAGTGATTTGATATTTGTTTCATCTAAATCTAAAAAGCCATGTACTGTTAAGTTTTGAGGTATCGTTTTAATTGAACTATTAGATAAATCAATTCCTCCTCCTACAGTTAAGTTATTTGGTAATGACGTGATTTTAGAATTACGTAGGTAAAGAGTACCTCCAATAGTTAGGTTATCAGGTAACTCTGTAATTTCTGTATAACTTAAATTAAGCCATCCTCCAATAATGGTATTGTTAGGGATATTTTCTATTGTGGATTCTATTAAATCTAATCCATATCTTACTACCAAATTATAAGGTAATGATTTAATCTTAGCACGGTATATTAATAAAGTATCTAATACAGTCAAATTTTCTGGCATCAATTTAGCACTATTACCATCTAAAAATAATTTTCCATCTACAGTTAGGTCATTTGGAATAGATGATATGATAGTATTACGTAATTTCAAATCACCTATATAATATGGTTTTCCATTTCTTATGTCTAATTTGTAACCAGTTTCTTTCTCAAATTGTTCTATTATATTATTCATCTATTTTATTTATTTCGTTGATAATAATTTCTTTAATTTTTTCGTCTTTTAATGAGAAAAAGAATAATCCTAAATTACTCCATTCCTCTTTTCCATATACTTTTTGCTCATTTGTTTTTTCGTCAATATCGAATTGAATAACATTTTGTTTTATGAATACTCTTCCTAATTTATTATCTGCTTTCTCATAATTCCAATTTGTATTATAATGTTCTATGAGATATTTGATAAGTTCTTCTGATGTTTTACCTTTCATTTCTTGTGTTGTCAAGAAGAATCTTGCGAAACGTTTTATGCTATTATCCATGCATTCTTCTTGTCTATACACTAACCAATTATATGCATCTTCTATGGTAGGTGTATTCCATGTTTGGCAGTTAAATTCAAAGAGTGTTGTGTTATCTTCCGTTTGGAAAAGTTTATGATATTCTCTTGTAAAGAATGTGCTTGCCATTGATGCTACAATACTTTGTATTTTTGATATATCTCTTTTCCATAGTGCATTTGTATTGAAATATGTTGGAATATTAATAATGATATTCATTTCATATCTCCATGTATATCCAACTTTTGTATATGGTAATTTTTCGAGAAGATATATAAGCGTTTTATTCATAAGTTTATTAAACTTAGAATCGAATGGTTTTTGTAGTTTTTGATTCAATTTTTTATAGAAACCAACTCCATTAAGGGTAATGATGATTGGTTTATCTGTAGTTAGTGTTATAACATTTTGTTGGTGCATTTGTTCTATTTTTTGTGATGAATCTCTAACTGTAAAATAATTTGTAATCACATCTTCTCCGAAACTATTTTTCATAAGAGTGTATAAATCGTTTAACGTTATACCATCTTTTTCGAATTGTTTTAAAACATATTCTATATTAACGCTGGAAGTTGTATATAATCTGTTTGATACTTCTTTATACATATTCAATGCTTCTTCTTTTGTTATTCTGGCTTCCATTGTCATGTTAGGTGTGAATACTATATCTTTACTATTGATAGAATAGATAAGTTTTATCCATGCTTCTTCTTTTGTTTGACCATATGTCCAATTATTCTTTCCGTCAGTTACAATATATAATTGTTCATTTGTTCCGAGTACATGTGTATAATAAACATTTCCACGTTTTGAATCAACCACGGTAAAATTATCATGAATTTTTATATAAGTTTTATAATTTCTTTTCCATACTATTGCCATATGTCTTAATTGATTTAACTTATATATTTTTTCAACTGGGATTGTATGATTAATTTTTGGTTTACCAGTTATTCCAGTATATGTAAAAAAGGCTTCATCACCAACTACTAAGTCATTGGGAAGTGATTTTATATTAAAGCAATCATATAAACCCATTTGAGTTCTTACTATTAACTTATTAGGTAGAGATTTTATTTGTGACCGACTCATGTAAAAACTACCACCAACTGTTAGATTGTCTGGAAGTGAAAGAAGATAAGGACAATTATATATTTGTATTCCGTCTCCTATTATCATGTTATCAGGTAACTTTTCAATAGTAGTGTCACTTAAACTTAAACACCGCTGTATCTGTATGTTATATGGCAATTCTTTAATGTCAGATGAACTAATATTCAGATATCCACCTAATGTAAGATTATCTGGTAAGTTTGTTATTGCCGTTTTATTTAAACTTAATCCACCACCAATTTTATTAAATGGAATTTCTTTTATTTTTTGGCAACCAGTTATATATAAGTAACCACCTACAATTAATCCTTCAGGTAATTTCTCTAAGCTATTACATTTTTTAACATATAAAGAGCCGCCAACTATTAGGTTTTCTGGCAAACATTTTAATTTAGTACAGTATGATACATCAAGGTCTTTGTTTACAATAAGATTATCAGGTAATGTTTCTATAGGCGTATTCTGTAGATTAATAGTCTTACCTACTTTTAAATCTTCTGGCAAACTTGTGATTTTACTATGTTCCATTTCAAGACATTCACCTACGTTTAAACCTGATGGTAATGTTTTGATTGGTGTATGACGCAAGTAAAGATTTTGTTTTACCGTTAAGTTTTTAGGAAGTGTCTTAAATCTTGGACTATTATCTATATATAGGCTCCCTGATATAGTTAAATTATCTGGCAGATAACCATCATCTGTTTTAACTATATTCAAGTTACCATCGTAAAAGTATTTATTATCTCTTACTTGATATGTTTTATCTTCTTGTTTCATTCTGTCGTAACATTTAATTTGTTCAAGATTTGTATATTGTTCATTACTATTGAACATGTTATTTATTTTGAACAATTTGTTTTACATCTTTTTAATTATTAAAATATTTTTGAAGTATAGAGTAAAGTTTTAAACTTTCGAATAATGCAAATATTAAAGTGTTTCTTAAATTATTAAAATCATAAAGATTACTATTATAAGACATGGAAAAAGTATCAGTGAATAAGTTTTCAAAATCTTTATTATCTTTATTCGTAACATCTATCGTGTAAAGCCAACGTTTGAATAAATCTATATATTCTTTTAATCTTTTAAGTTCGGATGGCTTTACAGTTTTAGGACGGGTATTAATACAATAAGCGATTCTTGCATTGTCTTCCAAAAAGTAAAGTATTTGTCTTGAAAGATATGTGATATTTTTTTTAGTTGATTCGATAGGGGATATATTATTCCAACTACGATAATCTATTTTCTTATTAATTACGTTATAAATTCTTAGAAGTTGGTCTATTCCTTGACCAGCACACTCTATAAAGGTTTCTTTCTCAAAATTCTTAATTTCTAAACATATAGTAGGTTTAGACAACTGGTTAGTGATACTAACCAACTGAAAAATATCATCAAATATGAAATATGGCATATCAACTTTGTTGTCTGGTGAAATAGTTACAGTCATTGATAAAATTTCACAAGATTTAATGTGTACAAGAGGTATATAATTATTTACCCCTGCTACTGTCAATTTTGAATTAATTTCATACACATTTCTTTTGAGTACTTCATATAACTCATTACATAATTCTACTATCTTAGAATCATGAGAAAATTTTGTGAAAATTGAAGAATTAAAATCCTTGTTATCAATTTGAAATATCATATATTTTATTTTAAACGTTACACTTCTTTTTTAACGTGATACAAAGATAAACATAATTATTTAAATAGGCAAATATAAATCAGTTATTTATGTATTTTTAACTAACTTTCTATTATTAATTAAATTTAATTTTGTATCTTTGCAAAGTAATTTAAAAATAAAAATGATATGATTTTATTAATTGGAGATATACACGGTAGGGATTTTTGGAAGAAGCCTATACAGGATGTAATAGATGGTAAATTGGATGTGGAGAGAATTATCTTTATAGGTGATTATTTTGACCCATACCCATCCGAAGGGATAACCGAGTTAGATGCGGTTAAAAATTTCTTAGAATTATATGGTACTGTTACAAATAATTTAAGCCCTAATGTATATAGATTCCTTGTAGGTAATCATGATTTTCATTATATTAATGATTATTTTTATGATATTGCAGGAAGTACACGTTATATAGAAGAATATTTAAACACTATCAAGGGAATTTTTAATGATGTAATGAAACCTCTTGATATGCGTTTTGCTTTGAGAGAAGAAGTTGGGGGAGAAACTGTGTACTTTTCTCATGCTGGAATTAGTTATTCTTGGTATAAAGAACTTAAGAATAAGTATGATAAAGATAAATGGGACGTATTATTTACCACAAAGGTATCCGATGAAAAAGACAAAAGAGATAAATTTGTAAGATTGCTTGGACATATAGGTGGTATGCGTGGTGGTGATGATAAGACTGGTTCTTGCTTATGGTGTGATATCAGAGAGTTCTATGACGATAAGAGAATTGGTGAATGTAAGATGCAGATATTCGGTCATACCAATGTCGGAGAAGCCCCTGTGGTATATAAAGATTTTGCATGTATAGATTGTTCTACCGCTTGTATTCTAATGGATGATTTAAGTTTATACACTTATGATGAATACAATAAAAATAATGAAACATAGTCAAATGTACTGTTAACAGCAGCAGATGAATAATTTAAACAAAATTGCAATTTTTTATAAAAGAAATTGGTAGATTAAAATATTATTTGTATCTTTGCAAAATAAATAAATTATGTTACGAGCAACGAAAATAAAGTTATATCCAACATCACGACAAGCAACACAAATTAATAAGTTGCTTGGATGTTGTCGTGTTGTGTATAATAAAGCACTTGACCGTAAAATAAAACAATATAAAGAACATAACATATCCGAGAATAGAACTACTATTAGTCATTGGTTTCATCATGAACTATTAACTAACCCTAACTTTGTTTACTTAAAAGAACAAAATACAAAGGTTCTGAAACAAGCAATAATGGATATGCTAACTGCGTATAATAGATTTTTTAAACAGCATACTGGCTATCCAAAATTCAAATCAAAGCATTATAATAAGCAATCTTGCAGGTTTGAACGTGCTGCCATCTCTAAAAGGAATGATTACATAAGTTATAAGCTCTCGTTAGCTAACATAAAGAACATCAAGTTTATATGTAGCAAGAAGTATGCTGAATATTTGCAAAAGCATAAAGCAAATATAAAGCAAGCTACCTTATCAAAGCTACCATGTGGCGAATATTATTTATCCATTTTAGTTGATGGTGATTTAACGCATAAAAGTGTACAAGATACGAATAAATGTATTGGCATTGACCTTGGGGTTAAGGACTTTGTTATCACATCTGAAGGAAAAGTCTTTAACAACCTACATTTTAAGAAGAACGAAGTAGGTAAGTTAAAGAGATTACAGAGACAGTTATCAAGAAAAGTTAAAGGTAGCAATAACAGAGACAAGGCAAGAATTAAACTTGCCAAGGCAAATAAAAAGATAAACGACAAGAAGCAATACTATTTACATGCAGTTTCCAATGCATTGATTAACGAAAACCAAGTTATCTGTATGGAAGACTTAAATGTAAGAGGTATGTTGAGAAACCACAAACTTGCTGAAAGTATAGCAGAAATGAACTTTGGAGAGTTCAGACATATGCTTGAATATAAGGCAAGATGGTACAACAGGAAAATAGTATTTGTTGATAGGTTTTACCCTTCAAGTAAGACATGTGACCACTGTGGTTACAAGTATAAGAATTTAACATTGAGTGTTAGAGAGTGGGATTGTCCTGAATGTGGCACAAAACATGACAGAGACATTAATGCAGCAGTCAATATCTTACATGAGGGAATGAGATTATTAGGTAGCAGTACTACCGAATTTACGCTTGTGGACTATCCTCCTATGGATGACCGTTCAGAGATGGACCTAAAAAGTAATGATAGGTTGAAGCAAGAAGCTAATAAAGAGCAAAGTTCAACTTTGTTTAAGTTTTAGCATACTGTGACTTTCTATTTTGAACAAATTGCAATTAAAGTTTATTTAACTGACGTCGTTCTTCTGCACATGGTATTTCTCCATTATTTGACCAACAATTCATTTCGTCATTAATATCGACACCATTTCTTTGTAGATATTTGCCAGTTACTATTTTGTAATCTTTAGGATTTAAATCATTATCTTTTAAATCTATAAAGAAATAATCATTTTTAAAACTTTTCAAATCAGACGGGTCCTCATCCCTATAGTCCCAACCATATACAATTAAACCAGTGCGTTTATTGACTGCAAAATAATTATTTCCATTTTTATCCACGCCACTTTCAGCCATTTCTTTTATAATTCTGTATGTGGCATTCTTTACCATTCGATGTATATCTGATTCGGTTAATCTAATAATCTGTTTTGTCATTTTATTAATATATTTTTATATATAATAAATATGGTGTGAATACGAAAATGTTATTTTAATGAATAATTATTTTCTGATAATTTTTGTCTAAACAATTTTTCTATTTCTTGATTGGTGCATATAGTAAATTGTTTATGATTTTTAATTTTCTCACCAATTGCGTTATCGTATGCTACTAATCTTTCTATTAATTCTTCTTTTTCTGTCATATAAATATTATTTTAATATTTTTGCATCGTTTTAATAGTATATTAAAATGAAACAAAATGGTTATTAATGCAAAGATACAGTTTATTTATTTAATTACCAAAGAAAAATTATAAAATTATTTGGTAATGTGAGTTTTTATGAGTACTTTTGTAGAAAAGATAAAAGATATGGAAGTAGAAAAAATGTATAATGACTGGTGTGAACTGGCTAAGAAAGAAATAGAAAAAATAGGAAAAAAGAATATTCTTTTACCAAATGGCATTCAGTTAAAAGATGTGAGTATGTCAGCACCGACATTAAAACAAGAAGAAAATGGCGAATATACAATATCTTTAGTTTTAGATTATTGGAATAAAAATGAAATTCAGAAATTAAAGAAATATATTAATAATTATGGAAAAAATACTGAAACAACTTAAAGAATACTTTGATAATACACCAAAAGACGTATTAGAAAAAGAAGCTGAAGAATGTAGTTATTTGAATGAAATTGGACCGTATGTACCAACCGATGAAGAAGATGTAAAAAAAATATCTCCTCTTCTAAAAGAACTTAATGAGTTTTTAAATAACGTTTCAGAAGAAGAATTAAAGAGAAATTGGGAAGAATTAAAAGAGTATGAGAATGTAGGGCCTAATTCATTAGAGTTTGTTAACGAATAACTAACGTTCTATAGTATATCATGATGGTTTTGCATCTACAAATTACAAAATAATAATCGGTATTAATGCGAAAAATTGTATTAATACCGATTTATAATTTATATAATCATTATTTATTGGACATTTGTCATATAGACGCTATTATTTTTTAAATAGATTATTTATTATAACTAATTTTATTTGTTGATTCATCTAGGCTAACATATGGTTTTACATAGTCTGTTGAATTTTCAAAGTTATTCTTTAAAGCTGTTGTTGCAAATAATTTAATGTTTTTCATGGTTTATAAATTATAATAAGTTTTTTTCATTATGTCTCTGAGATTTTGTATAGATTTCCGTATGCGTTTAGCATCTTTTGCAAGTCTATAGAACTTACGTTTTGTAAATCCATTTTCCTGTCGGACTATATTCAGACCGTCTTCAATTGAATCAAAAACCATATCAACATGGTCAAGGCTTTTTATGATGCCATTATATACTTGCCCTCGAAGAATTAAACATAGTTAAAAGCACTCAAAGTACCTTTCCTACATTCACTTCTTGCAGTTTTCTGCAAGTTCCTTCGAAACGATAATAGCACCTCTTTAACCTTTTCACGTTTAAGCTTTTTTGGCTCAAAAGCACCATTATCAAGTTGTTTTAAGAGCGATTCTCGCAACACGGTTACGAGCACTCTGTTCCTTATATTCTTTGCTGCATTAAAATCAGCATTGTCTTTATGCCCACATTCAATGCATTCAAAGGTTTCTTGACTCTGTCTATTTCTGTCATCAATACACCCACAATTGGGACACATCTTGGATGTGTAACTTGCTTGAACTGTAGATACAGCAATATCATACTTCCTTGCAATATGTTCAACCTCTTGCTTTAGACTGCTTAGTCCAAGAAATCTTACTTTTCTATTGTAATTAATATCCTCATTATCTTTATCTTTGATGTAACACCTTCCAAAGCTGTTATCCAAATCTTCCATTACTACATGGCCAACTCCTTGCGACTGTAAAGTCTTGCACATATTGGCAATAAGTTGCTGTTCAGACTTTACCATCTTGGACTTCATAACATCAAGTTTCCGCTGCTTGCGTTTACCAAGTGTATATAATTTATCACCCTTTAGTTTATCAATTTCAAGAGATAACTTGCAAAAGTCATTGACAAGTTTTCGGTTATAATCATAGATTGTTTCGTTTGACAGACTGAACAAGTTATGCTTACAATTTACATCAATACCAATACTATTTCCATTTGGTTCAGGAATGTATCTTTCTCCATCCTTACATAGATGGATATAAACTTGATGTTTCTTCTCGTCAATTGTAAGTGTATATTCATAATCAGGATTCATCTTTCTGTAATCCCTCATGTTTCCGTGCCATCCTTTATTAAAGGTGACAGGTATATCAAATGATTTTCTACCAACTCCACTAAGACTCACGAATGAGTTGATTTTTGAACTAAATCTACTATTATAATCAATAATTTTTTTCTTTCTACATCTTCCACTGAATGTTAATGACTTGAACTCAATAGGAGATTCCGAATAACGTTTAATAGTACGTTCTCTTTTTGATAGTGCCAAATTATAGAGACGTTCAAAACCAAATTTGTTACAGCATCTCAGTATGTTGTCATAGAACTTGCGCTTCTTATCATCACACTTATTAATATTAGATTTAATATAGATTATTGTATTTTCATTGCCGTACCTCGAAAGATAAGTGAGACAATTAGATAAAGGAGTATGCTTCTTATCAAACATTACTCTCTTTAATTCGCCTTTCTTATGGATTTTAGTGCCACGTTTATAGAACTCAAAACCATTGAATGTTTTTGTTTCAAACGTAAGTTTCCGCTGTATTGTTTCAAACTTGTTTTGATAACAGTTGAACACTTGTGTATAGAGTTGTGTATCGAATGAACTTGGTATCACATTATTGAAATACCCTCTCATTTCTTTATTGAACTGAAACTTATTGTATTCTAAGAAATGTAAGAGGTTATCATTAACATACTGTGATACAACATTTTTGTGGTTACGAATAAGCACAGCAAAGTTATATAGCTCGTCATATTTCAGACGAGTTAAATCCTTTGAATGGAATACCTTTGTGTACTTACTCTGTATAATCATTAGCTATTAACAGTTCCTTTGTTATAAAATATAACAAATTGTTATAACATTATCAACACAGCACCATATATTTATATGTTTATTTATCACTAAACTAAAAAGATTGGTTATTATTTAAAATAAATGAATATATTTCATTTCAACAATTGCCCACCATCTTTTTCTTGAACAATGTTGTTTAATTCTTCATTTATTATTTTCTTTATATTAGTCATTTTAAATGTCGATATTCATTATAACATAAATATTTGTTCAAATTGATTTTTCATAGATATATTAGAGTCTATTTATGATATTTATTATAAAATGTTTTCTATAAAAATATATGACAAGAATAATTAACGAGGTTTTTGACTATAGGACTGATATTTAGTTAGTAAATAACAATAAAACCATATGAGAAAAACACAAATAAACATGAAAACTACTGAATATTTTAAAACATTACTTGATACACAATCATCAAATAGTACAAAGAGTTTTGTATTAATGTTATCGGCAATAATAAGTGCTCTTGTAAACTTAACGATTTGTTTTGTGCTTGTATATGATGTAACCGCAAATGGTTATATCAAGACAAGTCTATGGGACGCTGGATTTTTCATTTTATGTACTGGTGGTTACATGGCAGGTTCTGGTTTGACTAAAGCGTTAGCCGATAGAAGGCGAAACAAGCATGGGTTAGATATTAACGAAGAAACAGAAGAAGAGACGTAAAAAGTAAAGCGGTCGATATTTTCGACCGCTTTCTATATAATATTTTATGTCTTATAATAAGAGTTTACTTGATATGAAATTATATTATCCACATCTTTCCATGATAATGGCGTAAAGTCGTTATTATCCACACCGACATCATATTGTGTTGGAAATAGATATTTAAGACGTTCATCATCTTTTCCTACCGTTTGTATCTGCTTTCTCGAATGAACGTGTCCGAATAATTGATAATATTGGTCTTCAACATCCGAATATGTGCCAGCGTAACACAAGAACGGATAATGATTTAAGTAGACATAGCGTTTATCAATTTTAATCAATAGTTGATTATAAACATTTTCAAATAATATTTTTTCTTGAGTGGGTGATGAGGCGTTATTTTTCCAATCATGATTACCTTTGATAAGAATTATTTTACCATTCAGTTTATCTCGTATTCCTTTTGTATCAGCGAATTTACCATACGCAAAATCTCCGAGATGGAATACTAAGGCATCTTTTGGAACTTTATTATTCCATTTCTCAATCATGTCATTATTCATTTCTTCAACCGATTTATAAGGCCGATTACAGAATTTTATTATATTTTCATGATTGAAATGTGTATCTGATGTGAAATAAATTTTTTCTCCATCATTAAATTTAATATCATAGGTTTTCATATTTATAACAGATTTTTAAAATCTTCTATATTAAGAGAATTAGATATTACATCTGGTTTACGACCGTCATTCCATAGAATTGCAACTTTATATTTTCCATCTTCAATAACAGGTTTTATTGTTGCCTCATTCTTAATATCAGGGTCATAAGCAAATGGTTTATAATTAAAGAAGTCTTGAGAAATCATCAATTTATCGCATAGATTAAATGCATCTGACGTTTTCTCTTTCTTTAATAGTTCGATTGTTTCGTCTCTTAGTTCTTTATTATGATGATAATCATCAATGAAATTAGACCACTTGTTTAATAAATCATTAAGTGTACCATCATTGAACAGTACGTTATTTCCGAACAGTTGCCAATTAAGAGAAATTTCTGAAAGGTGATTTGATACATTTGAAATATCTGGTCTTACAATATACCAAGTGTCACCACCCATTTCCTCAACCATTCTTTTTTCATTCGGGAAACGCACATCTTCTATAATATAATCGGCAGGATGTAATTGTATGTATTCCCTGATTTTATCCATGTGCCAATCTGGGTTAATATATCGTATGATATTTGTACCTAAGAACTGAAGCAAATGACGTACATTTTTAATCATTACACCATTTATATTTTCTTTCTGAACAATATTCCAAATAACATCGGCAGGTACTTCAATACGTTTAGCAAAGTATTCACACGCATCTTTATCAAAGAGAATATTCAATTCTTCATTAGTGTTTTTCATTTGGTTAAAAACGTCTATATTTGAAACGTTTAACCATTCCATACACATTTTCTTAAGAGGCAGTGCAAAATAAATGCTTTTGTAACCTTTCTCAATTAGAAGTTTGGTAAGTTCAGACTTACCAGACCTCATTCTTCCACTTAGACCTATAATCATATTATTTGTGTTTGTTAATTAAATCTTGTAGAATATTACTATTAACACTACCGCTTAACTTGTAAATTAGTTCATCATTTTCGTCAAAGAATAATGAGGTAGGAATATTTCTTACATGATACTTCTCGGCTAACTCATTGCCTTCATCATCATCTTCTACATCATAAGACACAAACTTAATATCTTTGTTTTCTTCTTTATTAGATACCTCTTCAAAAACACTTGCGTATGCTTTACATGGAGCACACCATGCAGCTGAAAGTTTAACAATTTTCTTTACTTTTATCATTTTTTAATTCTCCTAATTATTTTTATTTTCTTATTATTCATTATATTTTCAAATGCTTCAATGGCATTTTTAGGTTTAATAATTGGCTTAGGTGTAAGTTCACTTTTATCTTGAGTTGTATCACTAAGTTTTTCAGCATTTTCTATTATATGTCGTGCTTGGTCCAATGTAGTTACTTCATTTCTATTTTTGTTATATAATTTATCAATTATATATTGTTTCGATTTAAGTGAACGGATAGTTTCTGGATTATAAGCATCGAATTGTTTAAATTCTGTCTCATCAAGAAAGCCCAACTTATTTTTGGTACGTGTATAAGCTACGTATATAAGATTATTTTCTTGCTCAATCTCCCAAGGCTGTTTAGCAGTCTTTGAAGGCATAAGAGATTTACATGCTATATATACATTGGGTGATTCTAGTCCTTTAGATTTATGTATAGTAGATAGTATAATACCACTTTCCTTATTATCGGTAAAAATATCCTTTATACGTTCTTGTAATTCCTTGCTTGTAGTAAGTCCCTCTGAAAGAATTTCTAATACTTTTATTTCATCAAGTTTAGCTATAATACTGGAACTTGTTAGAGCTTCTTCTTTTGTTATATTCTGCTTGTACATTGTCGTTTCTACTAAATCGTAAAATATATCATACAATTTAGAAAAGACTCCTTGCATACTAAGGTCTACATTCAATAACTCTTCTTTTGTATTTCTGATTGTTTTTGACAAATTGGCAGAATAATCCTTACCAAGTATTTTAGTTTTGACACCATTTCTTAAAAGTTCGATATAAATCTTAGCTAGAGGGGCATTATTACGGCACAAAATCATATCACCATCTTTGACATCTGCCAAATTGGCATTTTCTATTATTTCACCTTTGATTTTGTTCTTCTTATCATATTCTATAGTAGGGACAAGATAATGCACATATTCAACTATGTTTTTAGGACAACGGTAACTGATTGATAGAGGTAACTGAATTGTATCTTCTAATTCTCTTAATTTATCAAACGCTTCCGAGTCGGCACCTGAAAAAGAATAAATTGCTTGTGCTTTGTCGCCAAAAAATAGCATACGTGTACCCATACGTCTACAAGTAAATAGCATATCTTTTTCTACCATATTTAAGTCTTGGCATTCATCCACGATAATCCAGTCATACTTATAAAACTTACTATCAAGATGAAGGGTATTTGGTAGCCATACCATATCCGTGTAATCAATTTCATCAAGACATTTTTCACCCCACTCTAACACTTTGACTGCGACTTCTTTCTCATCCGCAATACAAATAATTCCGTAGCGTTCACAAATCTTATCTAAATCTTCTACAGTTTCTGATAAGTAGCATCTTCCAAAATTAACAAGATTCTGTATGTTTGAAATATATTGAGAGAATTGTTTACCAAGTCTAAAGGTGTTTATTGTAGACAGTTGAGAAATATTATTACTGATATAATTTGAATACTTATACTCGTTAGGGTCAGTATTAACGAATCGTCTATTAAAATTGGAGTTTAATATCTTATACCCAAGACTATGAAAGGTATCCACTTGAACATTTTTATGCCCAGCGTTAATAACTTTTGCTTTAATTTCTTGACGTATATCTCTATTAAAAGCAACTATAAGTACTTTTTTATCTTTTGGAATATAATCCAATAACTTAATAATCGTATACGTTTTACCAGACCCAGCTGATGCTGAAATAACAGCATTTCCTAAACCGTGTTCTACAAAGTCATATATAGCTAATTGGTATTTGCTTGGCTTATATACTTTAATTTCTTCTTTTTTCTTTCTTGCCATATTACATAAAGATAAGAAGTTGAGCAATACGCCCAACTTCTTTTTAATAATTTTACTCTGTTACATCATTAGTCGTTGGCTTGTCAATAACGTAGTATTCATCTTCTGGGAATCCAGCTTCGCTAAATGTCTTGACATCCAAAACATATCCAGCATTTGACATAATAGTGGCAAATGTAGAGATTGAACAATTACCACTGACAAGTGCCTTAAACTCATCATCTGACAAACCAATATGCTTTGCATACTCCTTATCTGTCATGTTTAGCTCTGCAGCACTATTTTCAAACTTTGTCATTGCATCTTCATTCATTTCCTTAACAATGACATTAACTACTTCTCTAAATCTTTCGTATTTCATATTTTCTCATTTATTAAAATTATAATGCAAAGATACTGATTAAATTACTAATACTGAAGAATAAATGGTTAATATTTCTAAAATATGAAATTTATAATTATAAGATTAGTTGTTTCTTTCTGATGTTTTGCAGAATATCTTCGACCATTTGTACATCTATAGTTTCTGGAAGTGTAGAGTGCTTCATTGCTTTATCCATTTCTTCTTTCTTTTTATCAATCATATCCATAAGTTCATCATACTCATATTTATGATTTCTAATGTTCATAAGCAAATCTCCGTTACGTTTTTCTTCCCAATCCTTATAATGCTTATAATCTGCACAGTGCGCTGAATAGCCGTTAGAGTTAAAAGACATGTAGCATATTGGCTTCTCCCCCTTAGCTACTGGAGATAAAACCATCTCGTTTGAATTTTCTCGCACAATACCGTGATAGCCTTTAGGCGTTTGATTGTTGTCAAACCAATACCAGAAATGTAACCAAACCGAAGTATTTGTATATTTCATGATAAATTCAGCCATATTTTCCATATGAGAGCGTTTGAGGAGTCTGGTTTCTATTTCTATACCTGCTTGGTTGTTATTAGCTTGTGCATCCTTTAAACGTGTAATAATATCTTTTGTGTTAAGTCTGCGTATATCACACCCCACGAAATCTTCACTCTTAATTCCTTCTTTTTGAAAGTGTTGTCCCCAGTCGTAATATACACCATAGATACCCTCCATATTAGGTATTTTAACAAGACCGCAATATTCCTGTTTCATACCTCTATATTCCAACCAATGTTCCATCTTGGTACTGCCTTGGTCTTTGAATGTATAGCAGAAATCCATTGGCTTTAAACGCTTGGTAACTGGATTAACAATCTTCTTATTAAGTCCACGTGCTTTTCTAATTTGTTCTATTGAATAAGCCACGAAAGGTTTAAAACACTGCTTGGTAATGAATTTATCTTTATTTGCGAACAATTCATTAAGAACAGGGGATGGTTTTAAAATCATCTTATCCTCTGGTATAAACAGTGTTTCAAGAACGGTAGCATTTGATTTAAGAAGCATTTGAAAATACTTACCTAATTCATACCATGTTGTATCATTTCTACTATCTGCAACCTGTGGAGAATAATTAAGTCCAAGCCCTGTTAAATCTGATGGGTTGCAGATAAACAACCCACCTGTATCTAAATCTGAATCTTCATTATTCAAACCGTAAAGGTGACTACCTCTAACGTATTCAAATAATAGTCTATTTTCATTTCTAATATTTTCAAATGTTTCCATTTTTATTGTTTATAATTTTTATTGAATAGTTTCTTACGTTCTAATTCGGTTTCAAAATTATCTATTAATTGTTTACATTGTTGTGTTACAACAAGTTTTTTTAACTTTTCATTTATTGAATCTTTATCCATATATGTAAGATATAAACTTGACTGATAATTATTTAAAATTACCAATCAAGTTTTATAAATTATTTATTTATCGCATTCTTTTATTTCTCCATTCTTAATAATGTACCATGTATCTGGTTTAATATTAATACCATCAATATAGAATGTTTTTACGGTTGCAGGTTCTTTCTCATTTTCACTGTTACGTTCCGAATATATAATAGTTGTTCCTACTGTTGCTTTAATACTATTATTATTTCCATACAAATAAACAATATTATTTCCTCCGTTACACATTATTCTATTGGAAACACTAATACACGAAATATTATTATTTTTACCCGTTGAAATAATATTATTAAAGCCACCAGTTACAGATAAAGTATTATCTTCTTCACGTAGTATAAATGTATTATTTGTATGAGATGAATTTATTCTATTTGATTTACCATTAGAAACAACAATATTACTATTACTGGTATTATTACAATCACAATTGATACCGTCGAGATAAGTAACACAAAACATTCCACTATTATTTACAACACCTATGTTACTTTTCATAAAAATTGTGGACCTATCTTCATAATTTATTATTTTTCCGAAAGTTTTTTTATTACATGATGTCACCATGTTCTCAACAAGGTCATTTCGATAATCATCAATATTTTCTGCGATATCTTCAATAGTAATTTTTTTAATAATTTTAATGTGTTTACAAGTTACATGTAGTAGGTCAGTATGTACTTTATCTATCTCGCTACATTCTACCATACAATATTCATGAATCGAAATATCGGTAACAGGTACTAAATCAAATAATCTACGAAAAACACTCATGCCGTATCTATATAATCCAATATCTGAACTATCATATTCTTTATTAACTTCCAAGTTTAACTCTGACACTTTTTTTTAGGTAATGCTATATATCCAATTTCTTTCTCTTCTTTCATATCTAATATAATATTATTTTTGCAAAGATACAAATAATATCAGATAAAAACAAATTATTGGATTATAAAATTATATTAAATATTTATAATTAAAAAGTAATTTATGAAACATTTAAAATTATTTGATACGTTGAATGATATTGAATAGCTATTGATATTAATAAATTAATTAGTATATTTTAAAGTGATATGAGGAAGATTAACAGAACATACAGGTTCAGATTGTACCCGAACAAGGCACAAACCGAATTGCTATCAAAGCACTTCGGATGTTCTCGCTTTGTGTACAACTACTTTCTCAATCAACGTAAAGAACAATATAGGCTCAATGGTAAGAGTGATAACTACTATGCACAGGCTAAAGCGCTTACTGCATTGAAAAAGCAGGAAGAAACAGCATGGTTGAATGAGGTAAATGCCCAAACCTTGCAGTTCGCTATTCGCAGTCTTGAAACAGCCTATAACAATTTCTTTAAGAAGCGTACTAAGTTTCCTAAATTTAAATCCAAGCATTCTAAAAATAGTTTCACAGTTCCACAATATGCATCTGTAGCAGGTGGTAGACTTTTCATACGTAAGTTCACTGAAGGCATCAAGTGTCGTGTACACCGTGAGATAAAAGGCAAAGTCGGGAAGGTAACTATTACAAAGACACCCAGTGGAAAGTATTTTGTGTCTGTATTCACGGAAGAAGAATACATTACTCCGATTGAAAAGACATGTAAGTCGGTTGGCTTGGATATGGGTTTGAAGGACTTACTTGTCACTTCTGATGGAGAAATATTTAAGAATAACCGATATACAAGAAGATACGAGTGCAAACTTGCTAAAGCACAGCAGCATCTTTCTCGTAAAAAGAAGGGTAGCAGAGGGTTTGAAAACCAAAGACTCAAAGTTGCCGAGCTTCATGAGAAGATTGCTAACAGTCGTGCCGACTATCTGCATAAGTGCTCTATCTCTCTTGTTAGAAGATATGATACAATCTGCATAGAGGATTTGAATGTTAAGGGTATGACAAGAAATCATCGTCTTGCCAAGTCCATTACTGATGCAAGCTGGGGTAAATTTGTTACAATGCTGACCTATAAGGCAGAATGGAACGGCAAGAAGGTTGTTAAGGTAGACCAATACTTCCCATCCTCACAGACTTGTAATGTCTGTGGGTATATTAACAAACAGATTAAAGATTTGTCTGTCCGTGAGTGGGAGTGTCCTCATTGTCATACTCATCATGACCGTGATATTAACGCTGCAATCAATATTCTTCGTATCGGATTAAATAATATATCGACAGGGACTGTCGATTACACGGGTGGAGAGGAAGTAAGAACTGACCATTTGGAAAGCCATTCTTCTGTGAAGCCCGAAGCCAATGAATCTTTAGTTCATGGGTAGTCCATAATTAGATTGTTTGTTGATGGTGATGATTAGTAAAGGTAATATAGAAGAGGGTAGTTCAGGAATAGTATCATTACACCCTGGTTGGAATATCTTAGATATGAATGGTGAATTTAAAGATAGTTGGTTATTAAAATTAAAAAAGACGATAGAATAAACTATCGTCTTTTCTGTTATTTACATTTTCGACATTTGTTTCATAACTTTATGGTAATACGTATTTGGTAATTTTTTAATATTTTTTACGTAAAAACCGTGATTCCAGCATTTTGTAGCTTTTTCAAAGCTATGTTCTGGATTAAAATATTCTTGAAGGTGAATAAATATTTCCTTAGACTTTTGAGGGTCTCTTCTATCTTCAAGGGTGTAACGTTTCTTAATTTTCTTCTTTTTCAGAATCCTGTTGCATTCAGCTACTGCTGATGGTGTGATTTGAAGTACTCCTAATGATTTACCATTTCTCGCATTGGGTTTACCTTTGCTTTCAATGTGAATCATAGCTCTGATTAATTTTGTCCAATCAAATCCATGTGAACAAGTTTGTGCGTTTGCTGTAATTGTGGACAGAATCGCAAAAAGAACCATTAGAATTAATTGTTTGAAATTTCTCATCATTTTTATTTTTTAATGAGGCGTAAAATGATATATAAAATCATATTACATTTTGGCGCTGTGTGAGACTACGTTCTGTGCCATTTGTACCTCTTATTAATTAAAAGTCGTATTTAGTTAGAGTACCATGTTTGGTAATCTTCTGACTGTACCAATCTTTTAATACTTGTATAATAAATTTATCTCTGCCTTGTTCTTTTGGCAAAATAGTTTTGAATTTATTTTGCAGGAGATAAAATAATTGTTGGTCTGTTAATGATTTTTTTGAAGGTTGTCCATTTTCGTCCATTTGTACGACGATTGGGTAATTTCTTAATATACCATTATCATCTTCTCCTGTATATTTGGCACGAATAAAGTTTTTATTCAAGAAACTTTGAATCACTTTAACTTTATCAGAAAAGTTTTCTTTTAGTATTACTTTATTCGTTCTTATTGTATTTATTTTATTTACCATTTCTATTAGTCTATATAAACATAAATAGTTTTTAACCATTAATAAATCGTTTGCAAATGTAAGTAGAAAAAATTAGATATACAAATCATTTTTTTATTTTAACAAAAATTTAGTATCAAAATTAGTGTTAAAATAACATTACATTTCTATTTTAAGCAGTATTTATAAACATATAAATCGAATTATTATGAAGAAGTTATTTTCAAAAGTATCTGCCTTAGTTAAGAAGGCTTCATTAAACTATTTCTTTTGGGTTGGTTGTGTAGTATTGATTTTCCTTGCTGCTATAGCTATTTTTGGTTAACATAAGAAAAGTTTAGTAAAGATTAAACGAGCTGATATGTGTAAACATGTCAGCTCGTCTGTTTTAAGTGATAATGATATTGTCATCTTTGAAATCGAAGCAGAATGTATGACCATTTTCAAAATTTCCCATTAGAATTTCATCTGTAAGTTTGTCTTCCAGTTCATTTTGAACTAATCTAATAATTGGTCTTGCTCCGTACTCTTTCTTCTTAATTGCTTTTTGGGAGATGTATTCAACAACATTATCAGTATAAGTTACATTATACCCAATAGAATTAACTCGTTCAACAAATTTATTGATTTCAAGTTTAGTGATTTTTTTCAAATCATTATCACTTAGATTATTGAAATAAACTATTTTGTCAATACGATTAAGAAATTCTGGCGTAAATTTACCCTTCATTTCTTTTTCAATTATTGATTTTTTGTTATCTTCTTCATTTGATAAGAAACCTATTTTATGACCAAATTCAGATGCTTTTTTAGCACCAATATTTGATGTCATAAGTACAATAACATTTTTAAAATTAATAATTTGCCCAGATGAGTCGGTTAGTCTTCCATCGTCGAATAATTGTAAGAATAGGTTGTATATTTCTGAGTCAGCTTTTTCAATTTCATCTAGTAATAAAACGCAATATTGTTTATTTTTAATTGCTTCAGTTAACTGTCCACCACTTTCGTAACCAATGTATCCTGGTGCAGCTCCAGTCAATCTAGCAACAGAGTTTTTTTCTGAATATTCTGACATATCTATTCTTACAAGTGCTTTATCATCTCCGAAAATTTCTTCTGCTAACTTTTTAGCAATAAGGGTATTATGGCTTAATATTCCATTTGTATAATATCTATGATTGGATTCATTTGATAATTCAAGGTCATACATATTTTCTTCATAACCAAGATTTTTTATTTCTTTTATTTTAGATATTCCATTTTGGGTTATAATTTCATCACCTTGTTTTAAATCTTCGACATAAACTTCTGAATAGTCATTTTTAAATACAATATGTTTATCAGCACAAGTTAATTTTAAATCATCTTCCGTTTCAACATAGTAAGTAAGGTATGGAATTGTTTTATTTATTGAAACAATATCTACAAAGCCATCATCAGTTTCAACCTGATAATCATTTACATCTATTTGTTCAATAAATTTTCTATATGTATTTTCTGATAAGTTGCTATTCATCGAATAAAAATTTTAAACATTTATTTATTGGCTCTACTGGCTATTTTTAAGAAATCGCCAATTGCAACTTCTTGTATTTCAGATGTTTTCTTATTTTTAATTTTTATTTTTGTATCATAAGAAACGCACTTTCCACAACCCGAAGGACCCATCATAAGAATATTAGCAATAGTTTTTGTTTTGTCTCCAAGTCCTATCTTATTTCTTTTAATAACTCTTGTAATAGCGTTTACGGCTTCATCTTGACCAATTATACTTTCTTTTAATATTTTATCAATATTGGCTACCTTTTCTTTTTCATTGGTAGTTAATTTAGTAATTGGTACTCCTGTAATATCTGACACTACCTTTGCAATATCATTTTCTTGAACAGGCGTGATATTACTTTTTGACTTTTTAATTTCTCTATTATAATCAGTTATAATTCTATTTAACTTTTTTTCTTCGTTATTTAATTCTTCTACTTTCTCCCATTGACCAGTATTCATCAATTCTTTTTTAGAATAATCAATCTCATTTAATCTATTTCTTGTTTTTGTTATTTCTTCTGGCTCCTTTTTTAAAATAGATAATCCAGCCCCAGCAAGGTCTATAACATCAATAGCAGAATCTGGTAAACATCTGTCAGTAATGTATTTTTCAGACAACTCTACTGCTTTTTCAATAATAGAATCACTATAAGTTGTGTTGTGAAAATCTTCGTAATATCTTTTATTCTCTTTAATAATAGATACGGTTTCTTTTATATTATTAGGTTCTATAATAATTTTCTGGAATTTACGTGATAATTGTGTATTGTTTTCTAAACAATTTCTATAATCTTTAAAAGATATAGTTCCCATAACACGGACATTTCCATTGTCTAATATCTTTCCTATTTTATCTGAAATATCCGTATCTCTATCTTTATTACCATTTTTAAGTACCGCTTGCATATTGTCGATGACGAGAATATATTTTTCACTATTTTCCAACTCTTCAAACAGTCCTTGAACACGTTCTTCAAACATACCTCTTAAACTTGTGCCTGATACCATTTTCATAATATTAAGCATCAAGAGTTCTTTTCCATTTAAAATGTTTGGTGCTTTATGCTGGTTGATTAATTTAACGAGTCCATAAATAACTGAAGTTTTACCAACGCCTCCTTTTCCTACAAGAATAACGTTATTCTTCTTTCGTCTTGCAAGAACCTGTGTTATTATTTGGATTTCTTTTTCTCGACCAACGATGTTATCGATTCCTCCTTCTCTATCAAGTTGGTTTAAGTTAATTGTATATTCTTTAATAAATTCCTCTTTTGACACCACTGAATTTACATTAACTTGTGTTTTTGAAGGGATTTTCATTTTTTTGCCTCTATTACTATTATTGCGCTTTGTTTTTTTATTATTTGACTTACATTTATTAAAAATAGATTGATAATCTATACCTGCACTATTTAATATTTTACCACACTTGAAGTTAAATTTAGGATTAAGAATTGCTAATAAGAAATGTTCAGTACCAAGTATATTACACCCAGTAGCTTCTTTTTCAGCATCAGCATTATCAAGCATCGTAGACATTTCTTTACTAAATGGTGTATCTTTGATACTTTTATTTATGCCATTTATTTCATTGCTAGATGTACGTAATGCCTCTGCAATCACTTCTCTAAGATTCTCAATATTACTTTCTTTTATCGAATTTTCTAAAAGCATATGAGCATGACACTCCTTTGTATCTAGAATAGCTATCATAAAATGTTCTGGAAGAAGTTCTTTGGAAGGTAATTCTAAAAGAACTGTTGTTTCCATATATAATGCTACTTCGTCTAATTCTTTACTATATAATTGTTTCAATTGGTTCATTAATTGTTTTATAAAAGATAATTAAAAAACGTCTCTTGTCAAGTGAAATAAGCGGTTATAGAGAATTTTTTATTAAAAAAAAACACCATGAAACGCCTGAAAAACTTTAATGACTCAACAACTGAGATTTCTTTCAAAAATCTGCAAATTATGTCATGATTATATTGAGAAAATAATGGCGATATCAATTTGATAGAGATAATTTTAGTTTAAATATGATATTTATATTAAATAAAGAATTAATTTAACGTTATATAACAATGAAGAAAATTGTAAGACTTACAGAAAGTGACCTTCATAGACTTGTAGAGCGGTCCGTTAGAAGAGCTTTAAATGAAATAGGTGATACTAAAAGCGGACAGTATATGCTTGGTCGTGTAGCTGGACGTGCAAAAGATAGAGGTGATAAAGAATTATATCGAAGAGCAAAATCTTATCGCACAGAATCACCTGATTATGATGATAAGGATATGACAGATAAGCTATTTAAACATCATGCTTTTAATCAGGGTAAGGAAGACCAAGAAGATTATCAATATTATCGCAACAAGGACAAGGAAGATAAGTATTATAGTGATGCTGCTGATACTATGGGTCGTGCCATGAAGAGACAATATGATAAATTAAAGAAGTGATTTGTTTTTTTTTTAAAGGTATATCAAAACTAGCAATTTTTTTGCTAGTTTTTTTTTGTTTTTTATGTATAAAGCCGTATCTTTGCATTATGTTTAATTTTTAATATAGATTATATGGCGAAATTATTAAATGTTTATTCTAACAATGTAGATAAAGCATGGTATAGAAGTAGTAATGTTTTATATTCAGAGTGTATAGATAATGAGGATAAATTTAAAACATTAAAGGTTGTATTTTCAAATGGACGTCAATATCAATACGATGATGTTGATGTCCGTGATTATCTTTTCTTTAGAGAAAATTGTTCACAAGGTAAAGTTTTGAATAGTAATATAAAGAAATACAACTGTACTCGTTTAGACGATGCTGATGTTAATCTTATAAATGAAGAATATGAATATAGAACACATTCTGGAATGTTTATTAGTAATATAAATAAACTTTCTATTAAAGATAGTTCTGATAATATTATTTATGAACTTGATAAGTCTGTAGATGATGATACATATGATATGATTAATGATATTTTACAGGCAGTTGGTGTTAAAATTAAAAAGTTATAAGTATGGGTGTTATTGTAAGTGTTTTTCCTGGTTGTGGAAGAGAGTATCTTAAAAAGAATTGCCGTGAAGGCGTGACTGTTGAAAATGTAAGGGTATCATCATTTGATAAAGATGAATTTCCTGAAAACTATGTTGATTATGTCTTATCTGTAGTTGATAAAAATGATATTGTGCTTATTTCATCTCACCCTGCGGTATGTGAAGAACTTAATAAGCGTGAAGTAGATTTTAATTTATTTTATCCAGCTCGTTCAAGAAGAAATGAGATTATTGAAAATTTTGTAATTTCTCACAAGCCGATGAAGTATATTCAAGAAGTAGATAATAAATGGACTGAATGGATAGACTTGATAGAAGAACGTACTTTAGAACACTGTTTTAAACATGTCTTAGAAAAAGGTGTCTTTGTGGGAAATTTCCCAATGATGAATGAATATGTTTATAATTTATTGAATAGTAATAAAGATGTTATAACAATCAAAGCAAAAATAGATGATATTGATGCTGCTGATTCAGGAATACGGATTAGAGAAGATAAAATAGATATAACAAAACAATTATTTGAACCTAACGATTTACTAAATTTGTCTTATATTGTTAAAGAATGTAATGATAAATTTGAAAAGTTTAAACCAGATTCTGTTGGTATTTTAATTGACAAAAATACGTTTGAAACATTGAATAAAATTAAAACATGGTTGGAAAAAAGAATTAAACATGAGCCACAAGACAAATGAAAATAGCGAAGATGTATTATTATACGTCGATTTAGGAAACGGGGTTAGTAGGCGGATACCTGCTGATAAAATTACTTACGTTTCAGGATTTGATGATTTTAAATATTATCAAAAAATCATTCATCCTCAAATATACCCTTCTAAGTTTGCAGATATAATATTAAATAAAAAGAAATATAATGAATAATGTTGATAAACAATATCTTGATTTACTTCGAGATATTATAGAAAATGGTAGTGAACGTAAGACACGTAGTGGACTTGTAAAGTCTGTTTTTGGACGCATGATGCGTTTCGATTTAAATGAAGGTTTACCATTGTTGACCACTAAGAAAGTGAGTACAAAAGGTATAATTCATGAGTTACTTTGGTTTATTTCAGGTTCTACGAATATAAAATATCTTGTAGATAACGGTGTTAATATTTGGAATGATGATGCATTTCGCTATTATAATGAGATAGCAGTGAAAAATGACCGATGTATGGATGAACGTATGATAAAAATGGGCTATCATATTTTATCTGGAATTTCTAAAGAAGAGTTTTTGGAGAAAGTAAAATCAGGTGAAAAGGTAAGAGTGGTACATTGCGTTGATGGTGAAAAGATAGAAAAAGAGTATAAGTATGGAGACCTCGGTGCAATGTATGGAAAGAACTGGAGAAGTTTTGGTTCTTCTGGTAAAGACCAGATTGATGAAATAGTTGATTTGTTAAGAAACTATCCGACATCAAGACGTATTATTTTAACTTGTTACGACCCAGATACTGTAGATGAAGCAGCATTATACCCTTGTCATATAATGTATCAATTCTATACAAAAGAACTTACTTTAGGTGAACGTGTAGATTTGTATAAGCAGACTTTAAATCAAGGTGAACAATGTAATATTACTGAAACTTTCTTAAATTATATTGATATTCCAAAATACAAACTAAGTTGTATGATGAATATTAGAAGTAATGATTTACCTTTAGGTTGCCCTTATAATATATGTTCAGCAGCTTTGTTAACACACATGTTGGCACATGTTTGTAATATGACAGTAGATGAGTTAGTTTATGTCGGTGGTGATTGTCATATCTACGAGAATCAATTAGATGGAGTACATGAACAATTAAAACGTAATGGTAGTAGTGTATTGCCACAACTTAGTATACAAGGTGATATAATGAGTATGGATGATTTTAATTATGATAGCTTTGTTATTAATAACTATCATCCAGATGCTCCAATTAAGTTTCCTTTAAGCGTAGGATGAGTGTAAACTATATAGTAAAAAAAGAAACTAAACGTTGTTTCGATGAGGGCATGAAAGCTGACTTGTTTACACGTGAAAAGATTGAAACATTATTAGGTGGTAAATGCTACCAATCAACAATAGCAGAGGACACTAAGAAGCATGTTGATTTCTGGTGGGATTCTCCAAAAGGAAAAAGATATGGTATTGATGTTAAAGATTCACGTCGTAACAAAAGAACTGACTCTGATAAAGATTATAGTATAACTTGGTTAGAGATACAGAATGTTAGCGGAAAACCAGGGTGGATTTACGGAGAAGAGGATTATATTGTTTTTAAGACAGATAGTAAACTTCTTTTTGTAAAACGAGAACAATTAGCATATTTCGCTGAAACTAAATATAATGAATTTATAAACAGTGGAAAAGAATTAGTTTACGATACACCTAAAGAATGTTATGTACCTTATCAACGAGCTAAATGGGGAAGAAAAGACATAGCTTTTAAAGTTTATATGAAAGATTTAGAAGATATATCTCATTTCTATATCAATTTCATCACTAATGAAGTTGTTACGTTTTAAAAAAGTGCTACTATATAGTAGCGCTTTTTTTTAGTTAATTCTATTTATTAAAAAAAGACTGTTAAATATGTTAGAACAATTATACGAAGGTTATGGTTTTAAAGAACCTGAAAGATTTGAGACTTTGGCAATGCAAACTCGTGTAGAGTATGAGCATGATAAGAACATCAAGGTAAAACCTGATGCAAATGGAACATTGCTTGGGCAGGAAGATGCTATTCCAAGTGATTTATTGGTACCTAAGTTTGAAAAACATAAAGTTGAGTTTAAAGGAGATAAACCACGTAACGAATTAGCACCTGCAGACCATTTATAAATTATGAGTAAGAAAGTTTTCATTCCAAATAGTAAAATATCATTATTAAAAGAAAATAATAATGATTTCCCTTCTCAAGATAAGTATAAGTTAAATACTGGTACTGGTCTTGAAAATGGTCATGTTGTTAATGATTCAGTAATTCAAGAAGTTGATTCGGATGAAATTAACTTAAGTTCATTTAAATTACAGCATAGTTTAGTACCAGAATTATGGAAGAATGGTAAATTAGATTCTAAAGTAAGATTAAGATTGCTTGATATTGCTGATGATTTTTGGGATAGTCTGGATATTACTTGGGTAAAGCCTAAAGGTCATATTTTAACTGGTTCAATATGTAATTATAACTGGTCCAAGTATTCTGATATAGATTTACATATAATAGTAGATTTTAAAGATGTTGATAAACGTGTTGACTTTGTTGAAGAATATTTTAATTCAAAAAAGAACGCATGGAATAATGAACATGACAATTTAAATATTTATGGCTACAAGGTTGAGTTATATGTTGAAGATATAGATGCTGATACTGAATCTGGTGGTTTGTATGATTTGGATGAAAATGACTGGTTACAAAAGCCAGACCCAGACGAATTAGAACCTATCAGTTCTGATAAAGATGAAATTAAAGATATATCTTCTGAGTTCATGACTGAGATAGATGATTTAATTGAAAAATCAAACTCTACTGATGATACACATATTTTAGAAGAATTATCTGATAAAGCTGAAGAGTTATTATCCATTATTCAGGATACACGCAAAGAAGGTCTGAAAGATGGTGAAATGGGAGTTGGGAATATTGTTTATAAGGTACTTAGAAGAGCTGGCTATCTTGATAAACTATGGGATTTAATATCCGACTTATACGATTCTATTTACTCTATCAGTGAATCTGTAAATGAAGAGGTAGTTGCTGACGGAAATGCCGACCATAATCCATTTGCAGAACGTTGGAAGCATGAACGTAATGTACTTAAGGATTTTATAATCAATAATGGAGTGTTAATGACTAGTAAAGAGAATGGTAAAACTTATAAGGTTTATAATGTTACTCAATTAGCAAATCTGTTAGGTTATAATTATGCTTTATGTCTTGAATTTGACCCAAGTACGATGAAAGAGGGGTCTACAGTCTATATAAGGGCATTAGATAAGTTTACACGTCGTTTATTCCAAGCACAGTTTGATACCAGAGGTAGAGATAACAAAGGTGGAACATCCGATGATATTAGATAATATCTTTATTATCAATTATTTTTTATTTGATAAAGATATTTATATTAAAATAATCAATCAATTATTATATCAATTATGAATAAAAAGGTAAATGTCAATGACCAGCTTTCTCGAATGAAGGGTTTGATGAATTATGGTTTAAAGACAGAATCTAAAAATAGTACATACTCTTCTGTTGAGTATCAGAAACTTGGTGCTGATGGTAATGTTTATGGTATTATCAGAGAAGGTGCTAAATATTATATTGAAAAAGCAGCAAATAAGAAGAATCTTGTAAAAGAAGATTTTAATTATATTGGTGGCTTTAAAAATAGAAAAGATTATGAATATTCAAGTTTTGCATCAGCTCAGAAGAATTTCGATTTAAAGATGATGTCTCTTCGTGAAGCGTATGCTAACGGTAAAAATATTGTGATTGAGTCTTGGAATCCTGATAAGAAAGAAAGTCTTACAGTAGAAGCAACTGATAAAATGCGAAATGAGATTTTGAGAGAGCGTCAGATTATGAATAATGCTGCTCGTATTAATGAATCAAAACCTCAAGTTATGTTTACTGAAGATGATAAAACTTGTGGTGTCTGTGGTTCTAAAGAATGTAAGTGTGAAGACCCTGCTAAATCAGCAGATATCGAAGGCTATGAAAATCTTAAAGATGCTAAACCAAAGAAATCATTCCGTCAATCAAAGCACTCAACAGGCAAAGCCAAAGAGGCTAATGACTACAAACCTGTTAAGGAGTCAGCAGAGGTGTTAGGCTGGCACCAGACAGGTCAAGATGCTAAGGGTAATATGGCTGATACCTATATGGATAAAACCCATGGCACCGAGGTTGGAGATTCTGCACCATTCGATGAGGAGCCTGTAGAAGAGGGTACTTCTATGCATTCTGAAGGAGAAAATCAGAACAACCCAACAGTAGGTTCAAACAAAATCGGTGACGGTGCGCCATTTGATAAGAGTGGTAAGGTAAACGAAGATGTTGATGACGATATGTCAGATGAAGATGAAACATATTTTGAACCTAAAGAAGATTTGGAAGAACCTGTAGATGATGATACAGAGTTAGATAAACCAGAAGAAGGTTTGGAAGATTCACCAGAAGATGAGGGTGACGATGAAGAAGAATTTGGAAGTGATTTAGATGATGATGATTCAGACGAAGATGATGAGTTTGAGAATGACGAGGACTTAGATGATGACGAGGACGAGTTTGATGAAGATGATTTAGAATCACGTGTTGAAAATATAGAAGACACCCTTGAACAGATAGCTAATAAGTTGGGTATTGATACTAATGATGTAGATACCGATGAGTTTGAGGATGATGATGACTTATATTCAGATGATGATTCAGACGACGATGATGAGTTTGAGAATGACGAGGACGAGTTTGATGAGGACGATAAGTTAGCTACCGAATCAAGACGTAATAGAGGTTATAAGATTTATGAATCAAGAGCGTTTAGAAAAGCTAAACGTGCTATGAATGAAGATGGTATGAAACCATTTAGTAATAAAAATCGTGTACCACAAAATGCATTAAATGCATTAGATGAGTTTGGTAAACACCCTGCATATAGAAAGCAGCCTATGACTGTTCCTACTCACAATCACCAGGAGTTTGATGGTTATTACGACATGAGTGATGAAAGTGCACGTAACAATACACCTTTTGGTACAAATATTGGTAATGGTGCGCCATTTGAATTAGATACTGAGAAAGTTAATAAATCAATAGCTGAATCAATTCGCAGAAATCTGCGCATGTTAAAAAAAAAATCTAATAGAAAGTAGACCTACAAAATTGAGAGTTCCTGGAGGTAATGTGGATAATATAATGGTACCACCCACTCCTCCAGTACAACCTCAGCCTGAAGAGCTAAATAACATGAATATGGGAATGGGTAGCGACTCTATTCCAAATGATATGAATAATGAAAACCCTTCTGATGGTAATGATGACAGCTCGGATGAGAATGTTAATGGAGTTGACAACAAGGCTCAAAAAGCTGCAGGAGAATTAAGCTATATTTTACCAGACGCTTCTGAAGAAACAGTTGATTATGTCATGGGTATGATAGCGCCAGCAGTGGGGAAGAATAGTAACGTTGGTGATAAAGATGTTGATAAGTGGTCTGAGAAGATGACTAACAACGATAAAAAGTCTGATGAAGATGATGATGAAGACGGTGAATTAGATTCTAAAAATGATAAAGATGATGAAGATAATTTACGAATGGAGTCAAAGAAAATGATTAAAAATATTATTACCGAAATTTTGAATCAATATATTAATTAGTTCAAACAATTTAGCTTAGGTAGTTAGGTCTGAAAGAGAGAAGGTGTATTTCTTCTCTCTTTTTTTATTTAAATCAATTAATATTTATATTAAAGTTTGTATTAATATGAGAATTTATACTAAGATAAATGGTCAATTGAAAGAAGGTATAAGCTACAATAAGAAACAGCTTAAATTGAGAGAGGTAACGAATACAGATGCAGTTTCCGCTTCTATTGGTAATAATGTTAAAACACCTACAGATGCAATTAATAATGCTGCTACTACTCTTAATCAAAACCATAACGTAAATAATGTAAGTTTTCAACCTAATCAAGTTGATGGACAACAAAATACTAATACGGGAGAGGGGCAGCAGATAAATGTAGATGTTTCCAATAAAGCCGAAGCAATTAAACAAGTGACAGATGCTGCAAAAGACCCATCTAAGAAAGATGCTAAAATAGTAGCATATAATAGTAAAACATCTCAACTTAATACAGTTGTTACACCTAAAGGAACAACTGGTAACGTTTCATTGGAAAACTCATCTTATAAAAGAAACGGAAAACTTATAGAAATGAGGAAAAATGCGGTTCGATTTAATAAGAGAGATTTGAATGAATATTTAAAATTATTATAATTTATTAATGTTAGATTATCAAGTAATAGCAGAAGAATACGCAAAGAGTTATGTAGACAAATCGAGAATATATTTTATTGAGAAATATTTATCAACGTTTAATGCAAATGTTGGAAAAAAATCTCAATTCTTATTGTTTCCACGACAGAAGGCATTTCTTCATAGTTTAGCAGACCATAAAGCATCTATTGCTATTAAACATAGACAGGCAGGTATTACTACTGTTTCGTCAGCTTGGATATGTGCTCAAATAGCACTTGCTGATAGTGAAAAACCAGAAACAATACTGTGTATTGGTAATAAATTAGACCTTGCAAATCAGCTTGTTACTAAGATTAGAGAGTTTCTTTTACAGGTACCAAGATGGTATTGGGGTGATGAATTTTATTCTCCAGACCCTAAATCTGAGAAAAACAAAAAAGATATATTTACCAAAAATAGTAAATCTGAACTTCAATTAGTTAACGGGTGCTCGGTATATGCAAGGTCTTCTGGAGAGAATGCAGCACGTGGTATTTCTGCTGTATCTATCTTAATTTTTGACGAGGCTGCCTTTATAGAAAATGGTCCAGCCGTTTATTCATCAGCTGTTGCTGCTACTTCATCTTATGGTGATAAATCTAAGATAATAATGGTATCAACACCAAATGGTAAGGATGAGTTGTATTATAATACCTATAGGCAGGCTTTAAGTCATGAGAATAATTATAACGCTGTAGAATTTAAGTGGTATCAAGATTTACGTTATAATAGATTCTTAAAATGGTATAAGAAAGACCCAGAAACTGGTGATAAAAAATGGATTGTAGAGCAAACCTTAGATGATAAAGGAACTGTAGAGTATAATGAAGAAAGGTGGAGAAAATTAGAGCAAGAAGGTTGGAAACCTACATCTCCGTGGTATGAGACTATGTGTCAGTCATTCAATAATGACTCTATGAAGATAGCTCAAGAGCTTGATGTATCTTTCCTTGGTTCTGCAGATAACGTAGTAGCAAGTGAATTTATTGAACAACAGAATACTTTAAATGTTAGAGACCCATTACCTGACTTAAAAGACCCAATGGTAGACGATACTTGGTACTGGAAGCCTCCTATTCCTGGTCATAGATATATATTAGGAATAGACCCGTCAAGAGGTGTATCAGCCGATAGAACCGCTATAGAAGTCATTGATATGGATGGTAGAGATAAAAATGGACAACCAATCATAGAACAAGTTATGGAGTACGTTGGAAAAAAATTAGGTGATGATATTGGTTCCATGGCGGTTTATTATGCAAAACAATATAACGATGCTTACGTCGTAGTAGATTGTACTGGAGGTCAGGGTGATGCTGCAATATTAACTATGATAAATTTGGGGTATAAGAATTTGCATTATGATGATGCTTCTCAAAAAACGTATACCATGCAAAATTTATCAAATTCAGAAAGTAAATATGTAGATAGATTACCTGGTTTTCATTTTCAAGGGAATAGATACCCAGTATTATCTAATTTTGCTGGACTTGTAAGAAATAATGAATTTAAGATACGTTCTGCACGTGTTATTAATGAACTTGATACGTGGATTTTTAAAGGCGAAAATGGACGTATGGACCACATGGACGGTGCGCATGATGATACCATTACATGTTTGGCAATGGTACTATTTGTTATGCAGTATTCGCTAAGCAAAATAGAAGCGTCTAAGCGTAAGGATAAAGCAATATTAAATGCTTACATGATGTCTAATAATTCACAATTTAGTAGACCTGCAATGAGATATAGTAAACCAGTAACACCCAAATCTGGATTACCTATTATGAATAATTCTTCTCTTCCTAAATCATCAAATAAACGAATAGGGGGAAATTTTATGTGGGTTTTTAGTGGCTTAGTTTAAATTTTATTCTCTTGATAAATAAATAATAATGTTTATATTTTATTAAAAATGTATGGCTAAAAAATTAACTGTTTTCCAGCAATTAGATAAAGCTATAACAGGCAACTGGAATAGTAATGATACAATGGCAAGACATGTCAATAATTATGATATGTCTGGAGATAATGTTATATATAAAACAGCTGATAAAGATAACTATGATAAGGTAAAACTTGAATTACAACAAAATAAATATCTTGAGAATAGATGGGTTAAAGCTAATGTTGATTTAGGTGTTTCAGCTTTTGCTGGACTTAACAATGTTAAACTCATGTATCGTGATGCAGATTTAATGGATTCATTTCCTGAAGTTGGTGCTGCATTAGATATTGTTTCTGAAGAGAGTTGTTTGCCATCTGACACTGGTAATATTGTAAATGTATATTCTAAATCTGATAGAATAAAAAGTATATTAGAAGATTTATTTACAAATAGACTTAATCTTCAATTGACAGCGCAGATGGTTATTCGTGGTATGTGTAAGTATGGAAATGATTTCATGATGCTTGATATTGACCATAAGTTAGGTGTTAAAGGTTGGAAGAGATTGCCAGTATTTAATGTAGAAAGAATTGAAAATGGAATAACAAATCCTTATTCAACAGGATATTCTACTGTTGCAGCAAATAATACAACTACTAATACCGACATGTCCACGAAATTTGTATGGTTGGACGATAGTCAATCACAAGTACCGTTTAGGGATTGGCAGATAGCACATTTTAGATTATTGACAAATTCTATGTATCTTCCTTATGGAGTTTCTTATTTAAATTCAGCACGTAGACATTGGCGCATGCTTAGTTTGATGGAAGATATGATGCTTATTTATCGTCTTGAACGTTCTATCGAAAGACGTGTATATAAGATATTCGTTGGCGCTATTGACGATGCAGATGTACCTGCTTATGTTGAGGAAATTGCTAATAATTTCAAAAGAACACCTATCATCGACCCGATGACTGGTCAAGTTGATTTAAGAAAGAATATTCTCCCAGTTCATAAAGATACACCAATTCCTTTGTTGGATGGACGTACAATAACTATAGAGAATCTTGCTAAAGAATATGAAGAAGGTAAAGAAAATTTTGTATATTCTGTACAAGATGAAACTCACAAAATTGTACCAGGAAAAGTTGTTTGGTGTGGTAAAAACTACACTGCAGATAAATTATATCGTATAACATTAGATGATGATACATATTTAGATTTAGCTGGTGAACATGAACTCATAATGCGTGATGGCTCTAAGAAGAGAGCAGATGAAATTAGTGTGGGTGAAAGTGTAATGCCTTTCTATCGGAAAATAGATAAAAAATCTAAAAAACTTTTTGATAGATACGAAAAGGTGTATAACCCTATGTCTGGTAAATATGAATTTACACATCGTTTAATCGCTAATGAGGTAAAAAAGACTAATGAAGAATTTAATACAGTTCATCATAAAGACTTTAATAAATATAATAACGAACCTTGCAACTTAACATGGATGGATTATTATGAACACCATAAAATGCATGGGGACTTAATAAAACGAGAATGGAATGACCCTATTAAAAGAGCAAAGCGAATAAAACGTTTGTCAGAGTCATGCAAGGGTAGACTTATTTCAAATGAAACTAAAGCTAAAATCAGTAAAACTCTAAAAGAAAAATATAGTACAGGAGAATTAGATTATGTTAAGAAAAATAATTCTCAGAGATTAATTGAATTTAACTCTTCTCCTACCACACGACTTCTTAGACGTGAACAGGGCTTGAAAAAAGGTTATCGAAAAGAATTTCAAGACTATAATAATTCTTACAAACATACTTTAGATAATATTATTAGATGTAAATCTTCTAAAGAAAGTTGGATAGGAGAAGGAAGAAAAGTAAGATTAGAAAAAATGAATATTCATTTTGATGATTTTATATGGAAGCAGATGCTTAATTTTATATTATCACATAAAAATGTAACACGTAAAAATTTGTTGGATTATATAAATGATTCTCTTATTGATTACTTAATAGATATTAATAATAACAAAAGACTATTTAAAAATAGATTTATTAGTAGAACTATTCTGCAAAACAGAATAAAGGAAAAAGGTTTTAAAACTATCACTGAATATATAACGGCTTCTACTAAAAATCATAAAATAAAATCAATTGATATCATAGGTGGTGATGATGTATATTGTATGACAGTGCAAGGACCTAATGGTGAAGAGGATAGACACAACTTCGCTCTACGGTCAATCAATTCAGATGGAACTTGGTGTGAAAATGGATGTTTTGTTAGCAACTGTGTGGACCAAGATATCTTTATCCCTGTAAGAGACCCTAGTGCGCCAACACCTATTGATACATTGTCCGCAGCGCAGAATTTGACAGCAATGGATGATATTAAGTTTGTTCAGAATAAGGTCTTGACAGCATTAAGAATACCTAAAACATTCCTTAATTTTGAAGAAACAGCTGGTGACGGAAAGAATCTTGCTTTAATGGATATACGTTTCACAAGAACAGTTAATAGAGTTCAGCAGGCATTCTTAATGGAGTTAACAAAAGTTGCTTCCATCCATCTTTTCTTGCTTGGATTTAGTGACGAGTTGACAAACTTCTCTCTCACAATGAATAATCCTTCTACTCAGGCAGAATCACTTGAGATTGATAATATAGAGAAAAAGATTACAGCTGTTAGAGATGCCGTTTCAGACCCTGGTGGTGGTATTCCAGTTATGTCTCAAGCACGTGCTTTAAAGACGATTATGAAATGGTCTGATAAGGATATTAAGGAGAATCTGGAAGAGATACGTCTTGAGAAAGGAATTTCCGCAGAACTTGAAAAAACAACTCAAATTATCAAGCGTACTGGTTTATTTGATACTGTTGACAGAATATACGGAGAACCTGGAGCAGAGTATATGGATGACCAAGCTCAACAAGGAGGTCCTGATGGTGGCATGGGCGGAGGTCCTATGGGCGGAGATGGCGACTTCGGAGGAGGTCTCGATGCTCTCGGTTCACCTGGGGGAGATGAAATGGGGGATATTGGTGGAGAAGAAGGTTCGATACCAACAAGTGATATGGATAGTGAAGCTGGAGCGCCACCTGGAGGTGAAACGCCAGGCGAAGAAAGTTCAGATTCAGGAGGCACACCAATGGAATCACGTCATTTGAAAAAGCCTCTTATTACGGAAAATACTCTAAAGAAAATAAAGAATAGCAATAACAAAAAATTGGATATGTTATTCGAAGATTATCTTAAATGTATTGATAAGAAACGTAAAAAGGCAGAGGAAATTTCATTTGAACGAGCAAATATATATGACAAATCTCTATTGATTAATGAAGAGTTTGATAAAATGATTTCATCATTAGACGAAATGTTTAAAAATAATGAATAGAATAAGAGAGATGGTACTAAATTAGTATCATCTTTTTTATTTAAACTAAACTATTTATATTTGTATAAAATGTTTATTTCCAATGAAGAAAATAGATTATAATAAAAAGATAGATGAGTATATTGCCATCATTAAGGAGTCATTAGCAAAAAAAGATTTTGATATGTATCATAAAGCAATTGATTTATTTGAAGACACAGTTGCAAAAATGGAAAATCAAAAACTTTTAGAAAGTGAAATCAGTGCAAATAATTTTGGTTTATTAAACAATTTATTTGAAAACGTATTACCAGAGTTATTCAAAAAAGATAGAAAATTGATAGGGCGTGTTATGCGAACAATAAAAGAGGATAAAAATCTCTTGTCTCAATTTCAATTTTACAATGCTTTAAGAAACTATAACGGTAATACTGATAGTACTGTTTTTGTAAAGACTGCTTTAAGTTTAACTGAAAGTAAATTAGATAAAAAATCGGTTATTAAATCTAATCGTAAGTTTGCAGAGTTGATTAAAGAAAATGGTATTTATCCAGATAATAATTTGTCTGAAGATGAAAAGATTTTCTTTGAAAGCTGTAATAATTTATTAACTAAACGTGAAACATTATCTAATATTAATACCCTTACTGAAAGCTTATGTAATGTTAGTAATTATATTAATAATCATAAAGCCATCACTACTAATAAGGTGGATTTAGATGAAATGTTATCTAAGTATGATAAAACGTTAAAAAATAATCTCAACGAGGAAGAGAGAAGTCTTGTTATGGATATAACCAATATCAATAACAAGAATGCAGATATTAAACGTGAAAAATTATTAAATAAATTTAAAAAAGATAGTCTTGCTGAAATTCAAAAACTTATGGATAGTACGGAAGATGGGGATGAGAAAGAAAGTCTTAAATCGCTTGAAGAACAGATAAATAGTATGGAGTACTGTCCTGAAACTATAGTTAAAGATTTGGCTAAATTAATAGAAATATACGATATACTAAAAGATAAGTAATTTGACTTTTATTTTTTTTGATTTATCTTTTAATAAAGGATTATCTCAAAATGAAGAAAAGTGTTAAAGAAATCAAATTAAATGTTTCTGATTCTATAGTGTTAAAATACGGCACTATGAACAGAGAAAACCCCAAAGTTATATACATTAATGGCAAGACTTGGTTAATGCCGTTATATGAGGGCGATTATGAAAATGTTGTCAATCAAGCAATATCTATTTATAAAAAAGACTTAAAAAAGAGGCTTCTTGAAACTGATAAATTTGAAAGAAACATGCTTTGCGAATTTGATATTAGACCAGAAGCGATGAAAGTTAATAAAAAGAAGTTTTTATCTTTTGATATATTCATTAAACAAAAACATTGCTTAGAAATGAAAAAATTAAAAGATGAGTTGTCTGAATGCGTAGGTAATGCTTCTGATATTTTTGCAGATAGTTTAACACAAAATGATTTTTTATTATCAAAAGTAAAATAACTATGAAAAAAAGAGTAATTAAATTAACCGAAAACGATTTACATAAGTTGGTCAAGAATATAGTTAAAGAGGTCATTGAAGATGACGAACAATATGATACTGTTCTTAATAACTATGAACCATTTGGTGATGAAGAGGATAATGATAATAATGAAGAATAAAAAAAATAGCGAGACTTAATTATCTCGCTATTTTTTATGTTATGTATTAGATATTTGCGATAAAGTACTTCTTCCGCCTTCAATAAATGCCGAGGCTAAATCACCTCTTTGATGATAAACATCAAGAACTTTATTTATTAGAACTATTACTTTCTCTGGTGGCATTGATGAATCATATTCTTTCAATTGTTTATAAATAGGTTCTAAACCATAGTCACTCCATGCATCAGAACCATCTGGAAGTTTCATCCAATCGTACAAACCCATTTCCTCAAGTTTGTCATATATATTATCTTCATCTATATCTGTAATATCAACACCATTTATTTCTGTTTCTCCTAATTCTTCAACACGGTAATTAAACTCTTCACTTAAATAATCATAAGGACTAGACATGGTGTGACCAGCTAAAATTGTATTATATTCTAACTGTATTGTATTTCTTACCAAAATACCGACCCACTGATAAATTAGTTTTGTTGGGAAGTTAATAAATTGACCATATTTAGTAAATTCTTGCAATGCTTGTTTATAAGAATTTGCATCAATAAGAGGTGTCCATGATTGTACACCATTAGGATTATCTAAAAAATTCTGAAATAAATTTTCTACGTTAAAATCTTCGATATAATCATAATACATATCTTGGAAAGCTCTTTCTTGCAGAATATGTTTAGAAAGGTTAGATAGTTGATTTTCAGTTAAAACAATTTTTTTCATAGTTACTCTGATAAAATTTTATTGATTCTATTAATCTTTTCTGAAACAATCTTTTTATTGAGAGGATTGTTATTTTTATTCTCAATATATGTTTCTAAACCTTCAGGACCATTAGTAGTAATATATGCCATAGGTGTTGAAGGGTCTGAAACGACATCCCAACAAATTAATTCAAAATCATCCCCAACTATATATTGACCTAATTTTTCTTCAACAGAACCAACACCTCTTGATGATACACCTAACTTATAGCCATTGATAAGCATGTTAGCGATAGTATCTCCATAAGAAGTACATATACCATTTCTTCTGAATCCTTCTGTAATATTTAATTCCATCTTCCCAACTAAAGTATGACCTTCCCAATGTAATTCTATAATATTATGAGAAATACGACCTAAATCAATTGTACTTTCTGCAGGGTGGTTACATTCTCCGTATGCACGATGTTCTTTTATTTTTTCCTGATATATCTCTACTTGTTTCTTTAAAACTTTTTCTGGATATATTCTTCCGTTGGCATTTTTAATGTCGAATTTTTGGAAAACAGCATCAACAATGAAAGGATATGGACAATTCCATTTATTGTCTTTAACATCTTCGTTTATTGTTTCTTTATTCAACTGTACGAATCCGTCATTTTCTATTAACAAACCAGTACCTGTTTTATCTTTCTTGATTTCAATTAATTCTGTTTTTTTATTCATATCGAACAATATTTTTTAATATATTTATAAATATCTCATTTGTATCTTAATTTATTTACCGATTACATAATATTTATTTATAAAACTATTAGAATTATACTTCTTAAGAGTAATATTTTAGTATAAAAAGCATATTAATGTATATTATGGCTTATTTGGTATACTTTTTTTTAATTTATTGATATATTTATAATAAAAATAACGTATTAATTTCGTTTTGATATAATGAAGAAAACTAATAATATTAGAGGTAAAGCGGTTAAAGATTCTTTAGAGTCTTATAACGCTCTTGCACAAACTCTGAAAGAAAATACGGAAGATGCTGTAAAGAATATTCTTTCTGAAACAGTACGTGATACATACGCAAAAATTCTTGCCGAAGAGGAAGATGATGAGTATGACAAAGAGGAGGTGGAAGATACTGATGCTCTGACATCAAATGATGATGAAACAGATTCTGATGATATTTTAAAGTCAGATGACGACACGGAAGATTCTGTTGAAGCTAAAGATGAAGATGGTGATGATGAAACTGTTGATGTAACTGTAACACCTGATGGTGACGGTGCAGAAGTTGAAAAAACCATAGATGGCGAAGACAGTGATGGTGATGAATGGACATCATTTGAAAAATACAAGGTTGGGGACGATGAGTATGACTTCTCGGATGCGAATGACGATGAAATCGTAAAAGTTTACAAACTACTGAAAGATGATGACCAAGTAATGGTTAACAAAGAAGAAGATAATAAGGTATCTATCAAAGATAATGAGAATGATACTGAATATCTTATCGACTTAGGTGGTTCTAAAGAACTTAATGATGATTGCAACATGAATGAATCTGATGAAACTCTCTATGAGCTAGCACTTAATGAGTATGATTCAAATGTAGGGTATACCGACAATTATCAGAAGAATGACGTTCTTGATACTAAGGGTCTATCAGTAGCTGATGATAAGGATTCAAAAGATTGGGGTTCAGCAGGACTTAAATCTAAAGGTAATGAAAAACCTTGGTCAGGTAAGAAAAATGTTAAAGCTGAAAATCAACCATTTGACAATTCATCAAATGAGGAAACAATTTTTGAAGTTTATGCTGATGATATTGAAGAGGCTACAAATGTAGGCGGTTTTGTTCAGCAAAATTCTACTTCAAAATCACATGTTCCTAATTCAAGCGGACGTAAGGCACGCAATTCTGGTAAGGGTACAGTCGTACCACGTTATAGCGCAGAATCTGAAGCTAAAGAAACAAATGAGAAACTTATTCGTAAGGCAAATAAGATTTTCAATGAAAACAAAGAGCTTAAAAAAGCACTTTTGAAATTCAAGAAAGTTTTACAGGAAGCTGCTGTAACAAATGTAAATCTTGGTCAAATTATTAAATTGATTTCAGAAAATACAACTTCACAAGATGAAAAGAAAGAAATCATTGCAAGATTTGGCAAAGAAGCAAAAACTATAGAACAATCTAAGAATTTGTATGAGAATATCTCAAAGTCATTAAGAAAGGCTAACAAAATGAATATTACTGAATCAGCTAATATTAGTGCTACAAATTCAAAACAAATCAATGAAACACCAATTTATAGGTCATCTGACCTTTTGGAGTCACTCGATTTGATGCATAGATTGAGTAGAGTATAAAAAATATCTTAAATAATTATTAATAATTCATTTAACTAATGAGAGAATTTTTAACAAGTGGTCAGGTCGGAAATATCGAGCTGAACATGCAAAAGAAAATACGTGAGGATATTCAGAAGCGCTGGGATTCACTGGGTTTCACTGAAGGTCTTGACGGTTCTATTAAAGAAAACGTAGCTACATTGTACGAAAATGAGGCTAAGCATCTTATCTATGAAGCAACTGCTTCTGATAACTCTGGTTCATTTGAGACTGTAGTTTTCCCAATTATTCGTCGTGTATTCAGCAAGTTGCTTGCTAACGACATTGTATCAGTACAGGCAATGAACCTTCCTGTAGGTAAGCTGTTCTTCTTGCTCCCTGTAACTTCTCAGAGAGAGTACGAACTTCCTGCAGGTGCACAGGCACAAGACCCAGCAGATATTATCGATGGTACTACTGGTCGCCATAAGGGTCTTATGGGTTACGACCGTGTTAACCGTAATAAGGAGGGTCGTGTTGAACCACGTTACTACTTGCCAGATGAGGTAGTATCACAGTTGGATAAAGAGAAGTGGTATGTACCACAGTTGGGTGAGGATTACACACAAGGTACTACATATCAGGCAGCTCTTGCTAAAGCTCAGGCTGCTAAACTTGGTGTTGAGGCTCTTCGTCAGGCAGGTCCAGAGGTAACAGAGTACTTCGAGAAGTCTCTTTATGACTTGTTCTACAATGACTTCCTCTATGATAACTCTAAGGGTAAGGTAACTCTTAAGGTTGGTAATGCACTCCCTGTAGTTATGACAAAGGCTGGTATGCGTCCATTCGACGGTGCAAATGTTAAAGATTATGCACGTAGCGGATTCGATGGTACAATCCGTAACATCGTTATTCAGATTGATGGATTCTCAGCTTATAACGCTGCTCGTTTAACTGGTCCTGATGGTAATGAAATGGATACAGAGGGCTTCCTTGCTTCTCTTAAGGTAATTACTACTAAGGAAATTGCTTCTAAGACCATAGCAAACACCAATGTTCAGACTGCAGCATTTAAGAAGTACGAGTCAGTTCCTTTCCGTTTGGCTACACAGAAGTATGGTAAGGGTGTTGTTGAGTACGGTTCAATCTGTGATGCAGAAGGTAAGATGTATATCGAACTTGACCTTGCTAAGACTTGCGCACAGCAGGCTGGTACTATCGACGGTTATGTAGGTGTTGATGCTGATGAGTTGGATGCAGCAATTGTAGCAAACGATGCAGCACAGACTAAGGCAAACATGGCACAGCTCTTTAAGGTAGCTTGGGCACAGTATGATTCACTTGAACTCGAAACTGAAATTGGTGAGGTTTCATTCAAGATGGATTCAGTTACCGTATCTGTTGAAGAGCGTAAACTCCGTGCAACATGGTCTCCAGAGTTGGCACAGGACGTTTCAGCATTCCACAACATTGACGCTGAAGCTGAGTTGACTGCAATTCTTTCAGAGCAGATTGCAGCTGAGATTGACCGTGAGATTCTTCGTGACTTGCGTAAGGGTGCACCTTGGCAGGCTCGTTGGGATGTAAATGGGTGGAGACGTATGGCAGCATTCTCTACTAACTATACACAGAAAGACTGGAATCAGGAGTTGATGACTAAGATTAATCAGATTTCTGCACAGATTCACAAGTCAACTCTCCGTGGTGGTGCTAACTTCATTGTAGTTTCTTCTGAGGTTTCTGCACTCTTGGATAACCTTGAATACTTCCACGTTTCAGATGCAAGTGCTGAGTCAGACCAGTACAACATGGGTATTGAACGTGTTGGTGCATTGAGCGGACGTTATCAGGTTTATCGTGACCCATACGCACCTCACTGGAGTGTAATCATCGGTCACAAGGGTAAGTCACTGCTTGACACTGGTTATATCTACGCACCTTATGTACCAATGAGTTTGACGCCTACAATGTTTAACCCATTCAACTTTGCACCAGTTAAGGGTATCATGACCCGTTATGCTAAGAAGATGGTTAACAACCGTTACTACGGTCATATTCGTGTTGACGGTCTCGTACACTGGGATATCGCTGAGTTCCGTTAAGCCGAAAGGTTTACTAAATATTAAGAGAGGGCTGAAAAAGTTCCTCTCTTTTTTTGTCTATTTCACTTTTTAATTGTATCTTTGCATTCATGAAAAAGATTACTTTAACACCAGAACAAGAAAATGAAATCTGTAATATATATACATCAACAAATCATGGCGTAAATTATATCGCAGATAAATTTCATATTGGAAAACTTAAAGTTAAAAATATTCTTTTGAATAATTCTATCCCTATGAAGAAAATAGGTAAACAAGGTGATAAAGAACAGGTAAGAAACACTTCTACTGTTTCGAATCATACTGGTGGTAGAAAGAAAAAAACAACAGAAGAATTTATTTCTGAAGCAATTTCTGTTCATGGAGATAAGTATGATTATTCAGAAGCATGTTATAAGGATGCTAAGACAAAAGTTAAAATAATATGTAATAATTGTGGTAGTGTATTATACCAACTTCCTAATAGTCATTTAGCTGGACATGGTTGTTCTTGTTATAGTAAGTTTTGTAAAACTTATAATACTGAATCATGGATTAAAGAGGCTAAGAATATTCATGGAGATAAATATGACTATTCAAAAGTTAATTATATTAATGCAAAAACTAAGCTTGATATTATTTGCAAACAACATGGTGTTTTCTCTCAATCACCAATTTCTCATTTAAAAGGTCATGGATGTCCGTTATGCAAGGTTGAAAATAATAAATCAAATGAAGTTGAAAAAAGTAAATTAACTTTATTAAATAGGACGGATGATTTTATTAAACAAGCTAATATTATTCATGACGGTAAGTATTCTTATGAAAATATTGGATATATCAATAGAAAGAATTTAGTGAATATTATTTGTCCTACACATGGTTCTTTTAAACAACTTCATTCTAATCATTTACAAGGCAAAGGCTGCCCTAAATGTGTTAAATTAGTTTCAAAAGCGGAAGATGAAATTTATAATTTTTTAGTAGAACATTTAGATGTTAATATTATTAGACATGATAGAAAAGTACTTAATGGAAAAGAATTAGATATTTATATCCCGTCTTTGAATATTGCAATAGAATATAATGGTATTAGATGGCATTCGGAATTATGTGGTATTGACAAGACATATCATCTTGATAAATTGAAGAGATGTAATGATAAAGGAATTAACCTGATAACAATCTTTGAAGATGAATTTATCAATAATAAAGATTTAGTTTTAAATAAAATATTACATATAGTTAAATGTAATAATGATTTTCCTAAAATTTATGGTAGAAAGTGTTATATTAATGAGATTGATAAGAATTTAGCGGAAATATTTTTGAATAATAACCATATACAAGGATTTGCATCATCATCAATTTATTTAGGATGCTTCTTTAATGAGAAACTAGTTGGTGTTATGTCTTTTTTGAAAGAGAATGGTAATGCTTGGAATTTAACCAGATTTGCAAGTGATATTCAATATAATTGTTCTGGTATTGGTGGAAAGTTATTTAAATATTTTATTAATTCATATAATCCAACGGTTATTAAGACATTCGCAGATAGAAGATGGACATTAATGTCTGACAGTAATTTATACACATTACTTGGTTTTAAGTTAGACAAAACTTTACCGCCAGATTATAGATATTATATACCGTCAGTTAGTTCTACGCATAGATTACATAAATTTAATTTTAGAAAAAGTAAATTACATAAAAAATATGGTCTATCATTATCATTAACAGAGAGTGAAATGACGAAAGAGATTGGTGCATATAAAATATGGAATTGTGGGCTGTTTAGGTATGTATGGAAAAAGGAGGTGTGAAAACCTCCTTTTAACTTTTGCTAACGAAATTTTTTTCATGAGCAAACTATAACCTTCTTATTTACAATAACTTATATTATCATAAAATCATAAATTTCCAATTATATCAAACACTTTAGTATTTTTTCGTTTTTCTCTGTGCTAAAATTGGAAATACCATTTACATTTTATTTATAATACTATATTTATTACAAATTCTATCAATAAATAGAATAGCGTGAAGCATAAAAATAGTAACATTACTGATGTTGGAGACACTAAACACAAAATAAAATCTTTAAATTTCTTCATATCTGTTTATGTAAATATTTGATTTGCAAAGGTAGATATTTTTTTTATAATACACAAATTAAAATAGTTAATTAATTAAAATTTACGTACTATTTTAATGTAACCATTTAATTTAAATGGACTGATAAAATCCCAATCTTCTATATAATTACTATCTACTGGCTTCCCACCATTGTGAGTAAATAGTGTGATATGTTTTATTTGATTAAGAGATGGGCACTCAGTTTTTACGCTAACGGCACATGCTTTATTACTTAAACCTATTTTATTTACAATTATCTCATATTCTTCTCCTTCATGTTCTTGCGCCCACTCTAAAAGACCTTGAGTTATATTATTTTTAAAAGCAATCGTCATATGATGACAGAATATTTGTGCATCTTTAATTGCACAATTTCCGACAACACTTTCAGTAATCTTTAATAGTCTGTCTTTTGATTTATTATCAAGCAATAAACCTATATATAATATATCATATCCATTAATTTCGGTTATAATATTTTTAATAATACTTTCTGTTAATGTTTTCATAATAATCGACTCATAGAAACCCAATAGTATTTAGCTTTTGGGAGGAATTGAGTCACTATTCCCTCTTTTCGTTATCTTTATATAAATATTTATTTAAAATATTTTAATAAATCAAAATAAATCTGTATCTTTGCATTATGAAATTGACTTTGCAGATTAAACTGCTTCCGACTAACGAACAAGCCACAATGATGAAAAATACTTTCAGTGTTTTCAATGAGGCTTGCAACGCTATTTCGCAAATAGCGTGGGAACGTAATGTTTTTAAGCAATTCAGTCTGCATAAGGAAGTCTATTATCAAACTAAAGAAACATATCATCTGTCTTCCCAGCTTGTTGTACGTGCAATCAGCAAGGTTGCTGATGCATACAAACTTTATAGGAGAAAGCAACGGCATTTTAGGGAGTTTGGTGCTATCACTTATGATAGTCGTGTACTTACTTACAAAACTGATAAGTCTGTATGTTCCATTTCACTTATTGGGACTCGTGAGAAGATAGCATATACTTGCTACCTTCCACAACTCATGCAGTATGCGAAAGGAGAAGCTGACCTTGTTCTTATCAGAGGTAAGTTTTATTTGTATCAGACAATAGACATCCCTGAAGAGAAAGAAGAATCTGCAGATGATTTTATTGGCGTTGACATGGGTCTTACCGATGTCGTTTCTCTATCTGACGGTACTAATATATCTTCCAAAGAAGTCAAAACCATAAGAAATAAATACAACAAAGTGAGAGCTTCTATTCAGTCTAAAGGCACACGTAACTGTCACAAGTTACTGAAACGGTTAAAAGGACGTGAGAGAAGATTTGCCACTATTACCAATCACCGTATAAGCAAACAAATTGTAGCGAAAGCAAAGAAAGAGCACAAAGGCATTGCCATTGAGGACTTGAAGAATATCCGATGGGGTATGAATACCAAGAAACGTAATAAAACATTTCGTAGAAGAAGCAACTCTTGGGCTTTCTATCAACTCCGTTCTTTTCTGGAATACAAATGTAAGGTTGCTGGCATCAAAATTGTTGCTATTCCTCCTGCTTATACTTCACAAACTTGTCATGAGTGTGGTCACATTGGTATTCGTAATGGCAAACACTTCCGTTGTGCACACTGTGGCAACGTTTTAGATGCAGATATTAATGCTGCTAAGAATATTGCCACATGGGGGTACGTAAACACCCATGAAAGATGGGAATTATTATCTTGTCCTATACATGATAATTATTCTACGTCTAAAACCCACAAAACTTTAAATTGTGGGTAGTTTATAATAATTCATCGAATTTTTCTTTTTCTTCAGAAGTGCATATATCATAGAACTTTTGGTAATTTATTTGTAAAGTATATTTAGTTATATCTTTAAATTCTTTAAACATTTTACCATAATATTTCTTGAACATCATGTAACCTTTTTTATCAACTTTATCAAATATAGCAATATCACCACATTTTCTATTGATGATGCAGTCACCTTCTTTAAATTTTATTTTCTCCATTTCGTTTAAATAGTCATGTTTTATCTTTCATATAAATATTTATAAGTAATAATAAAACGATAAACTTTAAACATAATGGCTTTAAACTATTGGGCATATAGAGAAAGCAATCTGCTTAATCCTTTTACATTCGGTTGTTGCGGTAATAACACTAATAACCATGACACTGATAGTAGACAGGATAAGGAGATAGGCGACTTAAATGGTAAATTTGGTCAAATTGAAACCGCTATTACAGCTACAATTGAATCTGTCAACAATAACACCAATAAGATAGCTGATTTAGGTGAGAAAGTTCAACATCACACATCTGATATAGATAATATTAAAGAGAAATTAGCAGCATTAGCTGGTGAAGGTAAACTATCTGATAGTATTGGAGAAATTATCAAAAAGGTAGAAAGTTTACCAGATAAATATTATACTAAGGAAGATAGTGATGGAAAATACGCACCATTGGAATCAGTCAAGACTATTAACGATGTTATAGATGGTATATATAATACTATTGGAGATATCAATCAAAATGTCGGTACTATCGGTGATTTAAAAGATACTGTAAATAAGAATAGTAAATCTATTATTAATCTATTTACAGATAAGGCTGATAAACTTGCTTTGAATGATGAGATGGAGCGTGCTAAGGCTGCTGAAAAGGTTAATGCTGATGGTATTCAAGCAGAGACTACAAGAGCTACAACTAAAGAAAACGAGTTAAAAACTGATATTGACAATCTTTCAAATACACTTAACTCTAAGGAGAAAGGTTTAAGTGATAGATTAGATACATTGGGTAATGACATGACTTCTCGTTTCACAGATGTTGATAACAAATTCCAAACTCATAAGGAAGCGCTTGACAACGAAAAGTTAACACGTAAAGAAGAAGATGATAAACTCAAGGCACTCATTGACACTAATTCAAATGATTTACATAATGTACATGATGAGTTAACACGTCTTGGCAATGTTAAAGCGAACAAAACAGATTTAGATAATGCTTTAGAAAATGTCAATAGAAATCTTACTGGTAGTACAGCTGATTTAACCAATAAAATTAGTGGTAATACAAATAATATTGACATTCAAAGGCAGCAACTTAATGCATTAAAGAGTGTTGTAGATGGAAAATTAGATAAAACCGATTTTAATAGCTATAGTTCTACAACAGAGTCTTCTATTAATGCATTAAAACGTGATAAGGCGGATTTAAGTGCACTGACCGAATCTAATGACGCTATTAACACTTTACGTACAACAGTTAATACAAAGGCATCAAAAGACTCGCTTGATAATACTAATTCACGTTTAACAGATGTTGAAAACTCCATTCCTAATTATATTACTAAATCTGCAGCAGATGCTAAGTTTATGACTTTACTTAGTGGTGCAACTCATGATGAAGTGACAACTTTGGATACTAAAGTAAATGCCTTGAATGATAAGTTAGCTGCAAAAGTAAATGTATCTGATTTAGATGACAAATTAGGTCCGTTGACATCTTTATTGAGAGATAAATGGCAATCAAATATCAAATCTAAGGAACTCAATGTCGATGACGTTATACGTGATATTAATAAAGTTGATGGAAGTAAAGCAAATAAAGAAGATGTTTATACAAAGTCGGAAGTAGATGCGAAACTGACTCAAATTAAAAACGATTTAACGAGAGAGTACGATGATAAGATTCGTGAAGCAACTGAAAAGATAACTAAATTAACCAAAGATATAGGGTATATTTCTGAGTTAAAGAATGTAGAAACAGGTATTGCTAATTATGATAACTCAGGCAATGGTATCTTAGATGTTCTTCATAAACGTATGCATGAAGCGTTTGCCAATTATGATTTCCAAAATGAATTAGTTAATTTAATTCATAAGATGGATGAAAGAATAAAAACTTTAGAAAATAGATAATATATTTAATATATGGTTAAAATTAAATACAACCCGTTAGTATCATACGGTTTTAGAGAACAGGATACTTTCAATGGATTATCTACTAATTGTAAATGTAGTAGCAATGGTGGTGGTTCTACGTCTGCAAGTGGTCATGATTATTCTGCCGATATTACGGCTATTAAAAACAAGAATCAAGCACAAGATGCTAAAGACCAACTTCTTGAAACTAAGAATCAGGAACAAGATGCCGCAATAGCAGCTTTAAGTGCAAGTACAGCTTCAACTATTTCATTGTCTGATGGTGTAGCACCAGCTGGCGTTTCTAAACGCTATATTGTTTCACAAGGCGGAAATGCGGTTGGTAATATAGATATCCCAACAAATAATGTGATAGAATCAGCTTCTTATAATCCTGCAACAAAGAAAATAACTTTCGTTGTAACAGGTGGAAATAACTTAGAAGTTGATGTACAAGATATAATTGGTGATGTTGTACAAAAAAGTGCGTATGATGCTAAAGTAAATGAACTTAATGCAAATATAACAAGTTTAAAAGAAACTGTTGATAATTTGAAAGATACTTTAGATATAGAAGGAAATACTTCAAGAGACACTTATTAATAAAAAAATATAAATAATTTAATATAATATTATGGCTGTAAATAAACACATTCAGTTATTTAGAAATCTTACACCTTCTAACACAAAAGAAGAAGCTATTGCAAAATTAGATGAGTTTGCAACTAATAAAACTATAGAAGATGGTGCACCTGTCTTAGCTCGTTATAAAGAAGGTGCTGAAGTTAAAACACTTTTAGCAATTTTCCATACTACAAGCGAAAAATCCTCTTACACACTTTTATCTGACGGTTCTGCTGGCTCAGTTGCAGAGTTAGAACTTAATGAATTAAAGGCTAAGTTAGGAAATGGTTTTTCTGCCACCGAAACTGTAGCTAAAGTAATAGCATCACTTAAAGGTGATACTACAAACGATACAAAGGATAGTGAATCAGTTGTAGGCGCAAAGAAATATGCTGATAACGCAGTTTCAGAGTTAAAAGGCGCAGCTACTAAAACAGTAAAAGAGTTGGAAGATGAACTTGCAACTTTAAATGGTGACGATTCTACTACTGGTTCAGTTGACAAGAAAATTAAAGATGCTACTACAGGTATGACGCTTGCTGCTGTAGCTGAAGATGGCTCTATTATTACATCTGTAGCACAGGAAAACGGTAAAGTTGCAGCAGTTAAAACACCTATTAAAGATGTAAAATTGAAAGGTTATGCAAAGGGTACTGAAACTGGTGCAATAGCAGAAGAAGATACTCTTGTACAGGCTTTGTCAAAAATCGAGAATAATGCTGCCAATGCTACAGTGTCTATTAAATCTGATGATAAGATTTTATCTAAGGATTCTAATAATGCACTTTTTGCAAGTGTAACTCTTTCTGCTGTAACACCAACAGATACTGCTGTGAGAGAAGAATATACCATTGTAGGTAAAGGTGGTGCTGACTTAGCCGAAGGTAAGCATATCAAAGTTTACAAGGATAGTTCTTTGAAATCACTTGAACTTGTAGCAGAAAACGACACACATCAAGCAGGTCAATTCTTAAAGTATGTTTATGTTGATGTAAACGGTGATGACCAAACAGTGTATGTTGATTGTTCAACACTTTTAGCACAATCTGAGTTCAAGAATGGTTTGCAGGTTAATACTGCTGGTGAAGTATCTGTTAAATTAGCTACAGATTCTGAAGAATATCTTACTGTAGATGAGAATGGTATAAAGTTATCTGGTGTTAAAACTGCAATTGAAAATGCTAAGAAAAATGCAGCAGTAACAGTTTCTGCTGATACTAATCAACATGTATCTGTAGTAGAAAGTGCTGGCACTGATGGCGGTAAAGTATTTACAGTATCTGATAACGTTGCTGGTGATAATGTTAAAATGAAAGGTTTTACAGCTGATGCAAAGGGTTTCACTGGTATAACTGAAACTAGTACTGTAAGTCAGGCTGTTAAAAATATAGAGGAAGAAATTCTTAAGAATGAGGAAGTAGTTGCTGCTTCTTTGAATGATTTGAAAGACACTAAACTTGATAAGATTCTTTTGAATGACACAGAAGTTTCAGTAACCAAAAATTCTGATAAGATTTCTACTGCTAAGTTGGTAATAGATGGTAGTACTATTACATTGAAGAACTATACAACAGCAACGGCTGCAGAACCTGCTGAGGGTGATACTATCAATGCTGCTATTGCTAAACTTTATGCATCAATAGGCAGTAATAGTTCTTCAGTAAAGGCTGGAGACGGTATTAAAGTTGCTACTGACGACCCTTCTAAGGTTTCTGTAAAAGCAGCTGATGCAATTACAGAGGAAAATATTGCTAACTTTGGCTTTGCTGCTGATGGAACGCTTATTTTGAAGAAAATTGACGGAGGTACTTATTAAAAATAATTATTTTAAAATAGGTGTGCTTCTATGTGAGTGCACCTATTTTATTTAAATCTTATTTAAACTAATATTTATAACATAGAGCAAAAGTATATATTTTATAAAGATTAAATATATTATTAAATAATTATGGGAAAGATTCTTCATTTAAAATCAAAAGATACCAACACAGCTGCTGGTGGAGTTGTTACTCCTAAATTACCAGATTCTTCAGTAATGGACTATGGAGAGATTGCTGTTAACTATGCCGACGGATATGAAACTTTAAGTATAAAAAACAGTGCTGATAAAGTCGTTTCATTTTCATCTACAGACCATTTAATTAAATATGCTGATTCATTAGTAGGCGAAGAGAGTGCATTAGCTAAAAGGGTAAAGGCTTTAGAAGATAAGTTAGTTGGTCTTGATGAAGCACTTAAGAAAATTGTAGGAAAGGATGATTGATGGAAAAATTAGCGAAAATTTTTACTTGGATTGTAAATAACGTAGAGAAGGATAAGTTAATACATAAAGAAGTAGGTTCTTTAGTGTTTTTTTTAGCTTGTATTGCCTTATTAGTGTTAGGTATGAGTATTTATTCATCTTTGGTATTTTCAACGTTTATAACGGCTTTATTTGCATTTGGTAAAGAGTATTGGTTTGACCCAAGATACTTTAAAGGAAATATACCAGATAAAAAGGATGCATTGTGGACTATGTTCGGTGCTTTAGAAATGATTATTATAATCTTAATAGTGAAAATGATTTTTATTTAAAAATAAAAAAAATAACAGCATATATTTTTTAATATGCTGTTATTTTTTTATGGTTCTGCTGTTAAGTAATTTTTAAGTGGAAATTCCCCATCTGTACACTTTATGACAGCTAAACCTGATTGGGTCCACCAGTTATTAATTTTTTTAATCTTTTTCCATTCTTCTTTAGTTCCATTATAAACTATATCAGTTAATTTTGGATGTGCGTAAAAAATACCTTGTCCTAAAAATTCTTTAACTGAGTGTGGTATTACTATTCTTTCTAATTTCTGACAGGCATGAACAACACCCTGTCCTAATGTTTCAACACCTTCTGGAATAACAAGTTCTGTTATATTGTTACAACCTCCAAATACATATTGTCCAATAAATCTTACTGTATTAGGTATTGTAGTGTTTGTTAACGATACACAATTATTAAAAATTTTATCTTCCAATCTTGTTATACCATTAGGAATATTAGCCGTTTGTAGTTTAGTGCATCCATCAAATGCACTATTGCCTATATAATTTACCGAGTCTGGTATTGTAATTGATATTAAACTTTGATTTCTATTAAATGTTTGAGGTTCAATGCGTGTTACCTGACTTGGTATATTGCATGATTTAAGTTTTACGCAACCACTAAAACACGAAGTCCCTATTTGTTTCACGCTTTCTGGCAATGTCATACTGGTTAAAGAACTGCATTCTTGAAAGCAACTGTTTCCGATAGATGTTACATTATCAGGAATATTTATACTTTCCAGTAAATTATCATTTATAAAAATGTTTAGTCCAATACTTACCAACGTAGACGGAAGGGTAACTGCTGTTAAAGATTTGCAATTAAAAAATGTATTATTTTCAAGTTTGGTTACACCCTCTGGTATCGTTATATTTTTCAAGTTAGTACATTCTCTAAACGCTGAATCACCAATTGTTTGAACGCTATCAGGTAGTGTTATAGACGATAATGCAGTACACCCGTAAAAGGATGAATTACTAATATTTGTTAAATTTGACGATAGATGCACATCACTTAACTTAGTACAGTTGTTGAAAGCAGAACCACCAATCATTATTACTGTATCAGGTACTGTAATTGAAGTAAGACTGGTACAATTCTGAAACATAATATACGATATTGTCGTAATACCATTTGGTAGGTTTATTTCTCTAAGTTTTGTACAAAATTTAAAACTTCCATCTGTTAGATTAATTACGGCATATTCTGGAAATATTACTCTTTCTAAATTAAGACAATAAGCGAACGCACCATTTCCTAATGTTGTTAAAGTATCTGGTATAGTTACTTCCGTCATAACTTGATTGTAAGCGAATGCTTCTCTACCGATATAAGTTAATTTTTCTGGTAATGTTATATTACCAAGTTTTCTACAGTTACTAAAAGCACTATCACCAATCCTTGTTACCATTGAAGGAAATTCAAAATTGGTGAATGTTCTATTGTTAGCGAATGTGTAACTACCTATTTCTTTTATACTGCTCGGTAGCTTTATTTTAGATAATTTACGGCAATTATCAAAAGCACCAGGAGCTATATATTCAAGACTTTGAGGTAGATTTATTTGTTCTAAATTTGAGCAACTATTAAAAGCATCACTACCAATTTGTGTAACACCTTCATCAAATGTTACAGATGTTAAAGACCTATTATTATAAAAAGACCTCTCACCAATACTTTTTACTGATGAGGGGATATGTACAGAGGTAAATTTTGAATTAGGAAAAGCATAATTACCAATTTTTGTAATGTTATCTGATATTTGAAAATCTGTAAAATATTCATTACCAGGGTCTCTTTCGGTAATTAATTTTTCCAAAAATGTATGATATAGAGTAAAGTTTTCATCGCAACTTCCACCAAGCCCATTAATAATCGTTTTAAGATTATGTTTAATGAGCTTCAGTTCTATTAATCTTTCAGCTATTGACATGATAACATTTATAAATATTTATTATTTAAATCATCAACAATGGTGAAATGTAATGAGTCATGATGTATAATACTTTGCATACCATAATTAACTTTTATATCTATATAGTAATTTTGTGGAATTAGCATATTAGTATTAACGATAACATAATTTTCATTATTTGTTTTATTAACATATTCAAATGGTATAATATCAAGTTCTCTTTCACCATCTTTTGTGTATAATCTCCATTGCATTCCGTCAATTAAAGAAGCATCTGCTTTTTTAAAATCTACTTTTGCAACAATGACAACTTTACGTATATCCCCACGCTTAATTTTTTCATTTGCTTTAATACCACTTAGTGCAGGCGTAAAATTTTGAGATTCTGTTATACTAGAACCTATATTAAAGTATGTTTTAGGGTTTTTAGTTGTAAAGTCTAATTCTACATCATTAAATGTATTTCCTTTATAAATGATATTAGACCAAGTATCATAAAACATTGTATCTGGTTCAAATTTTCCTTGCGGTAGATTTACTTCTACGTAATAAACACCATTACTATACTGCTTTGATTTTACGTTTTCATATTTAGTCCCATCTGCCCCAGTTATAACTTCTTCACTTCCATTTTTAATTGTTACTTGAGGATTTTCATCTAGATTGGTTAAAGTCCCACCCATTGAGCAATATAGGTATATTTTGTTATTCTTGTTTAAAACAAAATTACTTCTATCGTCTGATATATAATCACAATATGTTGTTTCTATAAATGGTTCAAAGAAAGTATTAGTTTTATCAGTGAAGAACCCAACATATTCCTCCATTGTGTGCATATCAAAACCAGTATTATTACCGATTCTCTCTAACCGTGGGGAAAATGCTATTCCTATACCATTATTTTCTATTTCATTATCTATCATTTTATGTATAATAGATGTTATATCTAATGAAATATTTTCATTTCCAATATCAAAATGTTGTCTTCCTATAATAATTTTACTCCCTTCTTCTGTACCAAATTTATCGTATTCTTTAGAAAGGGTATCGTTACTATATATTCCTTCTTCGTTCCATTTGAAACCATTTCTTGCTTGATACCAATTACAACCATCTGTTGAAATAAGTCTATTGGGGTCAGCCTGTTTGTTACTATAGAAATCTATATTAAAAGAACTTGTTGAATAGTCAAAGCCTTTGCCTCTATCCCATTTTTGAGGAACAAGGAAAAATATTAAATCAAATGATGTAGCACGCTGTCTATTACAATCGTGTATAGTACTTGTTTCCTTATTATGAAGTTGAGTAAAATCTACAGAACCAGCATTTGTTATGCGTAAAACATGTTTTATTTTATTTCTATCAGGCATCGTGCCATTTTCGATAAGATTCTTTATGTTATTAATATCGAAATAGCACAGAATACGTGTCGTACTCATTCCGTAGCACAATTCAGCTATTGGGTTTAGACCTGTATTGAAATTTTTACCCTTTATTATAGTGTTGAACTTTGACAAATATGTTCTTTCTAACATGATTACTATTTTTTTATAATATAAATAGTTTACGATAATCTAATATCTTCTGATACTATTTCGTCTATACTATAATCTTTTAGTTTATTAATTGCACCTACCCAATCTCCACATTGTTCCATTCCAGCCCAAGGATGTACGTGTCTTAAAATAGATTCTCTCATTATTTCTAATAACTCCATAAGTTTATCACCTTTTACTGCGGGGTGTAATGATGACATTAAGTCTGGCAGATGATTGTCTTTTATTAAAGATTCATTATCATGTATATGTATATTAGCATCATTATCTTTATTACTGATAAGATTTATTTTATCAGCTACAACATTAATAACACTATTGGCAGCTTGAGAAACTTCGCTATTATCATTTGATGAAGTTATTAAGTTTTTCTTATATTTTAATTGAATATATGCTGGGTCAATAGAGTTAAAAACAATATTACCTATTTTTGAATCATCATTATCATTTGCTTTTAATCTTATACCGCTTCTTAAATCAATTTCACTCTTTTCTGTGTCTGAATCATATTTTAATATAATATCCTCTTGTCCTCTACCTATTACTGCAACATCATTAGTTTCTGGATAAGAACCTTGTGTTGAATTATCATTAGATATCTTTTTTAAAGGGTCATTTACTTTTTCTTGCGTTAATGATAATGCTTTTCCCTTAGAATCACTTAATTCAAAATATTGTGGCTGAGATATAATAGGACCGATATAATATCTTTGACTTCCTGTATTTCCAAGTTCAGTTGTTAATATTAAAACATATTCTCCTATTTTGGGGACCGACTGGAAAACTTTAGGTAATATTGGAAAAGCCCAAGGAACTTGTCCAAGGGTATTATCAGATGTTGTTCTGGCTTTAATTCTTAAGCCATCAGAGCCATCTGGAGTATTTTTATCTTCAATAGTTTCAACTTTTCCAATAAGAAACATTGTTGTATTCATATAAATTAAATAAATTCTTTCTTATTTTTTTCTAATTCTAATTGTAGGTTGTTATATTCTTCGTCCAGTTTTGTTAAATCGTTTACTAATTCAACTATCTTATTCTTTTTAGATTCGTATTCATCTTCAAGAATTTTCATTTTTAATTTAATTTCATTATTTGACAGTTTCATAAAACATTCTTTTTATATGATTAATCCATATCCAGGTCCAGCATTGGTATTGACACCTTGTACAACAACTGGACCGCCAGCATTAGCACCTGTTCCTGTAAAAGTGGTATTTCCAGGAGTTACGGATGTTTGAATTTTTGCATCTTCGTGAAATGTTCTTACAATTTCTTTCCATCTGGAGTATTCTATACCTACTGTCAGGTTAGGACTTCCGTCTGGCATATCACCCACTGGTATACCCATTTTATTCATTTCTTCAACTACATTAGCTGTTGAATTTATAGTAGATAACCCCTTTCTTTTTGCTATAGCACAGATAATTAGAATATTAGATACTTCTGGAGCTGGTTTTCTTACTCTATCGAAGAAATTCTTTATTGTATTACATATTTGTTCGATTCCCATCTGTATATTATTTAACAATTATTAGTTAACGGTTTTTCTATAATCGTTTCTGATTTATCAATATCCGCATAATCTACATTTCCAGTACTTGTATTTTCAAATACATTTTTCATCCATGGTAGATTCAAACTAAAACTACATTCAGCAAGTATTTCTCTCATTAAATCTCTGTAATATCCAAGTGTTTCTTGGAGTATCATATCTCCCATTAATTTAACGATTGGTGAAAGTTTGTCAATCAATAATTTAAGAAGTTCTTGAACTATTGCATCCTTAACTTCTTTCACTATAGAAACAATTAAAGACTTCATAGATTTAATAACATCTTCGAAACTGATAGACCCAATTTCACTTCCCATGATTTTTTTATTTACCATTATAACCATTATAACTTTAGGAGTTAATAAGGCATTAACTAAACTTGTTATTAGATTTTCTATAATGTTATTTATGAAATCAAATTGGACTTTTTGTTTATTAACACTTTCTACTGCTTCTGATTTGGTAATAGATGCTTTGGTTATTAATCTCTTTAGCGTTTCTTTTTGCTCATGTAGGGTTGCGTTATTGTCAAAATTATTTATACTATCTCTTAATTTGTTATAACTCTTTAGAAGATTGATATTGTTGCTAAAAGATATTTGTTTATGATACATATCCTCACTATGTCTAAGCATTTCATCATATACTTCATTAGAAAATGAGAAATAGCAATCTTTTAGTTCTGTGTCATCAGACTCTATAACTTCTTTTACTATTTTAGTAACCGCTTCAATTCTTTGTTGCTTTTCTAAAGATATTTTTACTGAACCACCAAATCTTGCGCCAAGAGAAGATTCAACTAACCTTGAAATGATATTTTTAGCATCGAACAGTTTCATTCCCATTACCCAGTCGTAATTAAACTCATAGATAGTAAGTCCTTTATATACTTCTTGTAAATAAGGTAAAATGTCCTTTTGCGGATTTGGCGTATTAATGACTTTATAAGACCCACTTTTCTTATCTATACTAATACCTATTTTTTTAGGGTCTTTATTTAAACAATATTCGATAGTTTTGTTTTTGTTCAAACTATCTTCCTTGATTGTTTTAATAGACAATTTCCCATCAGTAATTACTGGCGGTACTGTTTTTTTAACATCATTATCTTTAGGTAATGGTCTGATTATAAAATAAATTTTATACTCACTATCACTATTAAGTTTGTAGTATTTATAACTATACCCCTTAATTTTTATTGTTGTTTCGAGTATTTTTTTTAAATTATCTACTTTATAAATTTCTATATCAGTAGCGTAAGGATTACCATTAGTTACTTCTATCCAATTATATGCAGTAACTGGAGTAACTGTTCTTATACTATTAGTTATTTTTTCATAATCTGAACCATCTGTTATTTCAGTTACTTTTGTAACCTCTTTTGCAATTTTTTCAAACTTACCAGGATGTATAGAGTATTTACCATTTTTATCAGGTTCACCTTTTTCATTAAACATAATACGCTGGAATCTCCATACTGGTTCTCCTAATTCTGGTATATGTAATAATGGTTTAGGTAATATAGTTAATCTAATTTTATTATCAACAATTCCATTAATCTGTCCAGTACTTGACGACTGGTCAAAAAATTGCAGATTACAAATTGGTTTTTCTTGTGCAAAATTTCTTCCTTGTGTTAAATCTTTCTTTTTTTTATAAACATCAAGTCCAAGATTTTGATAAAAATATCTTTTTGGATTTACATACCAATTAGCACTAGTCCAATCATCAGATACTGGTACTATTTCGTTTTTTGATACATATTTTGTACCAACTCTATCCTCGTTTCTAATACTATCAGAAGTAATATTATTTACATCTGGAGTATATGCTGTTTTTTCCTCTGCACTAATGCATAAACTTATAACACTTCCATACTTTCCATCTTTCTTCTGTACGAATGTATTACCTGGCATTATACATGTAGTTTGTCCAGTTACTGATAACGGCTCTGGATATTCTAAAATTATATCTTGAAATAAAGAAGTAACGCCTTGATTAACATTGCCTTTAGCATCACGATACCCAATAGTTATTGGGTCTATAGTATTGTTGAGTCTAATATTTTCTTTATATCTGCCACTAAACCAACTATCTAAATTTTCATTATTAACAATAGATGGGCTCGGAAATTTGGCTTTATGAATAACAAACCATAAAAATGCATCAAAATCATCAGCACGTGCTAATTGATAAGCATTTGTTATTGACTTATTATCTATGCCGAAATAAAAATCCTTTTCTTCTCCAAATGGTGATTTAGATAGCATATCTATAAAGTCAATAGATTCTATTCCTATATCTATTCCTCTTCTATTTGTTTCAGTTGCATCTTCTCCCCTAAGATTGTATTTTCTAAATGATTCTGGTATTCTTGGGTCATACGCACACGAAATCATATTTTTTAGATTAGCAAGCAGTAGTGACTTAACACCTACTTCCATAACTGGCATAATATAAGTTAAAAAGTTACTAAGAAATTCAATTAATTCTTCTTTAGTTACACCTACTAAATTAAGAAGTTCTAATAACAGTTGTATAACATTATTATTCTTTACGCTTAATTCTGTTCTACCTCCATTATTAGACACACCCATAGATATACCAAGGCTATCGGTAGTTCTTTTTATTGTACTAACAATGCCTTTAGCTGTAGCGATAGATGTTTTTACCTTTTCACTTAGCTTTTTATTCTTGTAACTTAAATTACTGTTATGGGATACTTCAGCCATTATTTATTTTTTAATTCAATCGTTTTAGTTTTATCTTTGTTATTATAGATATCATCTACCGTTTTTCTGATAAAATTCAAATCAAATGACCCAGCGCTTCCTTTACCTTCATCACCTAAAGCACCTTTAATGTCACCATTATGCTGGTAGATATCGGTTAATAGTTTTGCTATGTCTATCTTTTTGGAAATCGCTTTATCTTTAATTCCCATAAAGTCATTCATAGCCTTAGCATATTTTCCCTTAGAATCCATTACTTCTTCTTGTAGTTTAGTTGAATTTGCAAGTTTATTAATTTCGTTTTGAGCTTGCGTAATCTGTTCATCAGCTAATCTGTAAGTTTCTTGTAATAAATCTTTTATGTTATCAACATTATTGATTTCAATCTTTAACCTTCCCATATTTATAATTTTACATATAAATAGTTATAGCATGTTTTTCTTGATATCGTAATAAATAGCCTTATATCTTTTCATACCATCTCTAATTTCCTTTGTTCCTAGATTAGTAGTTTCTTTTAAAAATAGTAAAATTGAACTCTTATTAAAGTTATTACTTCCCATTTGAATGAATAAATCTTCCCAATTACTCATTAAATTAATAAGTGCATTTCCAACTTTTCTTTCATTTTCGTTAAGATGTATTTTTTCTCCTTCGTTTATAATTCTTTCTATCTTATAAACTGTATCTTTCATTAAATCATGAAGAAACTCTAATCTTGAATTGTTATTATGATATGAATAATCTATATTATTTTCAAATTTAGTTTGCTGTACATCATAACGTTCTGTTCTCATTTGATTCTTAATATCCTTATTAATTCTACCAATCAAATAATTTTTACATATTGTACCACAATAGGAATAAGCTTTTTTGTTTTGTTCTGGTTTGAATTTATAGATATTAGTCATAAGGAATGATATTGTATCATTAAATGTATCATTAAAGTCTTCGTCTGCTGGACAAAGCCTATATCTTCTTATAATTGATTCTATCATTTTTGTAAAAGCTGGTAGAAGGATAGTGTTAAATATTTTATTTTTAGTCGCTTGATTATTTGAATTTATATAATCTACCACAGCTTTTTCTTGCTCTTCATAGAAATACCCTTTTCTTTTATCAGATGGCTTTCTTCCTCTCTTTGCCATTTAAAATATAATATTGTACTTTTATTACATTTTTTATAGAGCTATTTTATTTGCATTGTATTTATTTTTTTTACAACCCACTTTCATTAACACATTTCTTAAGAAACCATTGTGTCGCTCTTTTAAAAATAAATGGCATTATTGCACAATAACACCATTTATTATATTTTATTTATTAATCTTTATTATCTGATTTCTCTTCGTTTTCATTTTGCTCTTTCAATGAATCTTCATATGTTTTATTTCTGTCTTCTTTGAAAAAGTATTCTTTTTTAGCAGTTTTAAACCAGAATGATTGTTCTTCAGGTGACATATTTTTCTTATATTCTTCAGTAAGGCTACCTTTACGCCCCATATAATGATTATAACCTACTTTTGGAATAACAAAAAATTTCTGTTCTTTATTAGTAGCACGAAGCATATATTCGTACCAAAATGTTAATTTAACTGAAGGCTTAAGTCCACCAACTTCAATCCAATCATCTGTATTGAATACAGAACCTGTCATATAGAAATCAAAGAAATTCTGTAAACTATCAAGGTCAATAAAACCGATGTTGTTAGAAAATGCTGATGCCCAAGGTGCTTCATTTCCCATACCTATATACTTGTTATCATTTATGTCAACAATATCAGTTAATGGCATAAATACACTTACATCTGGCATTGATTCAATATATTTTTCTACATTTGTAAACCAAATTGGAGTATATTCATCATCGTATTCGAGAATGGAGAAATATTTAGAATTAGAAATTGCATTATTAACAAGTGAAGCAAAATCACTTTTATCATTAGTAATATATTTAATATCTGTCCACTCTTTTAGGTACTTTTTAATTTTAGTATCTAAACCTTTCTTACAAGAAATTCTAACTTCGATATTCTCTGGCACTGAATTGATAGCATTATTTAGGTATTTACCTACCTCTTCATTAAATTCGTGAACAGGAATTACAACAATTAAATTATTTTTATTTTTGCTCATTCTCATCAATATTTTTATTGTTCTTTATTTGAATAAGAAGTTCTTTCATATCATTCTTACGATTATCAATTACCTTTGAAACATATTCCAAAAATTCTTTTTCAGTTTTTTCGGAAGGATAAGAATTTCCTACTTTTTTACTTTCTTTATAAATCACTTCTGGTACTTTATCTGTAATCCAAGAACGTACAACACTTGCGATTTGTTTCTGAACCTTATTGAAGTCATCAAACCATACACAACAGTTCTTGAACTCACCATCTTTATTAGTCATCCACTCTAACTTATTATCAGGAATCTTTGCAATAACAATAGAACCACTCTTCATTGCCTCTATTGCTGAATATCCAAAACTTGTTTCTTCATCAACCCAAATAGTAATTGCAGATTCTCTAAGGCATTCTGCAAAACGTTCACGACTAAATCCTCTAAGGTCTCTAAATGATACCCATTTAAATGTAGGATACTTCCAATAAAATGGTTTAACTATCTTATTAATATCTTCTTGATTTCTGGCAACAATATTAATAATCATCTTCTTTAAATCTTTATTATTGCCAAAAACATTTTCTATGCAAGGTGTAATGGTTGTCGTTTTTACATAAGGGAATACACTCTTTACTAAATCTGCATTCTCATTTGTATTTGTAACGCAATCAAACATTCCAAAATCACCCCATTGTCCACTGAAAGGCATTTGTTCTACCATGTAGTCGAAATTTTGAAGAATAGCGATTCTCTTACATGGGAGTTTCTTGGTTTGATTCATTACCTGTGCGAAAATCTCTGGTATAAAAAGAATGTCACTAGGGGATACATCTATATCATCTTTTGAAATATTATAATGAGGTATTTCTGTAAACTCTAAAGGCATCCAGTCACCTACTCCTACAAATTCATCTTCTTGATGTAACATTGCAACCTTGTAATTATTCTTTTTTAAGAACATCGCTAAATTGTAAATGTATGATAAACTTCCACTTGGGTTTCCCTTTGTGTCAATTACAAAGAAGAAAATATTATTTTCATTCTTATCTATTTTCTCTATTTCAGCATTAATTTTTTCTAATGCTTTATTTTTCTTTTCATCCATATATGATAGATATTTTTTTTGTTTACTTTTTATTATTGCTCATATAATCCAAAAATTTTTCATCTCTAATGATATCATTTAGAGAATCATAATTAAGCATTGTTTTTGTAGCATCCTTACTTTTTGTACCATTGTTATTTATAAGAACACGTTTAATTTTTTTTGGACTTTTTAATAAAATATTTTTATTACTTGTAATAATAGCATCTGCAACCTTATATACTTCTTCAATATTTTTAGGAAGTATCACATTTCTTACTCTTGTTCCTATTTTGCTAAGAAAGAAATATGTGGACTGAATTGTTAATGCATCTTCGTAAAGGCTAAAATAAATTACTCTGATATCTTCTTTCTCGTAATTACTAATATTGTATAACCACGTATTAATATTACCTGGTAGGTCTTTATCAATAGGATTTGCGCACCCAAATATCTCGTATGGATAATCTTCGTATAAGAACTGCATTAAATCACATTTATTTTCAAAATCAATGTATTTATCTAACACATTTTCTTTTACACTATCTATTTTTTCATACTCATCTTCTGTTAATGAAGAATTATAATCTCTAAAATAATATTTGGCAATCTGCTTATTTATATTACGAATTACATGATTTAATTCTATTGCTATTGTTTTCATATATAAAATATATTATTTTGATTTTATAAATCAATTATTTTTTATTATATTTTTCCATACATTCTTTACAAATAGCTTGACCATTATCAAATACCTGTATAGAACCATCTTTAGTATTGCATACTTTTCCACATACAGAACATTTAGCAACTTGTAAATAGTTATTTAGAATAACTGACTCTTTTTTAGGTTCCTTATTCTGATATCTTTTTTCTTGTTCTTCAGAATAATATTTTTTAGTTAAATTAAGAGGTTTGCGTATGTATTTATCCCATTTGAATAACAAAACAATTTCATTGCTTGTTTCTTTACGATTTATTAATGTAGGATTTAAAAAACTATAATTTGTAAAATCATCCTCCTCTTCAATATGGAAGCAAGTGAATGAAAGATTTAGAATTGAATCTGTAATTTCATTTTTTGATAATGCGTAACTATTATCAATAGGCATTTCAATGACTTTTTTAAGTTCATTAATGAATGGCATTGAAGTTCCGTCATATGCGTTAGGAATTTTGCTGAAATGAAGTTCAGTGTTAATTATATCTTTTTTATCACTAATGTCTACATCTATTGAAGTTATGTATTTTTCAATTCTAAAACGTGTTATATATTTTGTTTGTATTTCAACTGTATACATTTCGTTATCGTAATTTTCTAAATTACTAATACTTTCAAGTATACCTTGAGTTAACTTTTTATTTGGCAAATTAAATTTATATCTACCTTCTGTAATTTTACGACGTTCTTTTTTTATTGGTGTACCATCCTCTAATATTTTATAATCCCTTGCCTTATCAGTTATCTTATATAAAGAGTATCTTAAGTTCTGCACTTCTTGGCTCTCTACTTCATTTAATAAGTCATTAGCTAAACTTTTATTTTCTATATTCTGATTAATCGTAATAGGTGTACTGTTACCTTCTTCTGTTTTATTAATAATTTGTTCACCAGCTTTGAGTGAAGCAAATGTATTTCTTATTAGATTTTTTAATTTATTCATTGAAATAATCCTCAATAGTTTTATTAATTATATTTTCTTTGATTACACTTAGTAAATTTTGGAATAAAATTAATCTTGAATATTCCTTCTTTTTTAACTCATCCATATTTTGAAAATCAACATCATTTGACATCATAGCGTAATCAGTTAAATTGTTTGATAATTCCGTAACAATATCATTTACAATTGTTTTTAATGATACTAATTCATTAAATTTAAGTTTTGAAAGCTTATTTCTATCTATCTTCATTTCTTTATTTGATTATAATAGGAAAATTATCTTCGTATTTTTCAATTATGTAATTTTTATTATCTTTCCATTCTTCTTTATCTTCATCATGCGTATTATGACATATACGTATCTTTGATGTTACTCCTATTTTGGTCTCATTAGATAAAAAATTAGCTAAGCAAAAGTCACTATCATATAAACAAAAACCAATAATGTTCTCATCAAACATTTCACTAATTCTTAGTTTGTTTATAGCGATAAAACATCCATCAATTACACAAACTTCCTGTACGTCTTTTTTTAATAACTTAGAATAAGAAGAAAGCCACTCTTTTCCATCACTACGATATAGAATTTGACCATATTTATCAGGATAAGTCCACCAAGCACATTCTTCATCGAACTGTCCTGAACCTGCGACTCCAATTATTCCATAATCTTTATGCTTACTAAACAGTTTTAATAATTCCGCTCCCCAACCATCATTCAGTATTTCTACATCGTCATGCATAAAAACAATAACATTGTCAGGAATATTATTATTGGTGATAATAATATTATATACTTTACTGAGACTCTCTCCTGAAGGATTTTCTACCCATAGTATATGCACATCACATCCACTATTCTTCTGAATTTTTTCAGCTACATCATATTTGTCCCCAAAACTATCCCTTGAAGGTATTACTACAGTTAAGCTATCGTGCATTTTTATTAAAAAGTAAATGAAATAAAAATAAAGTCAATAAAAAAAATTGAGAGATAATTTTTTTATCTCTCAATTCATACTTATTTATTTATGTCAGTTGACCCAAAGCCTCCTTCACCTCTTTCTGTGTCAGTAAGTTTGGTTACTTCATTAAAAATAACTTTAGTATATTCACTTACGACCATTTGTCCTACAGCTTTAGAAAGGTCTCTATAGGGTGCAAATTCGAGATTTTTGATACGTTCCTTCATTTCATCTTCAGCTTTTTTCTTCGCCTTCATAGCTTCACTTGCATTTGAAGTTGTTAAGACTTCAAAAAAAGCTTCATTACCTGCATTTTTAATTCTCATTTCAGCTGATGTCCTATCTTTGAAGCATAAAATAATTTCACCTCTATAAATCATAATATCCGCTATCCCAACGCTATTGGCAAGATAACAATTTGTCTTACGAATAGAACTCCTTGGGAACAAGAAAGCCCCAGTATGGTCTAAGCTTTCCATTTTCAGTCCAGTATGGTATTCGTAAAAATCATATTCTTCGTTCCAGTTATAAGAAACAGCATACAAATCCATTCCTACATCGCCATCATGCGCATATTCTGGAACTACTGCATTAGGATGAATTTTAACAAAGTTGACTACTATTTCTTTTTCTTTATTATTTTTGTTTTTTAACTTACTGTTAAAGTTTTGAACCATTTGGAACGCTTCATTACTATTTACTTTTTCTTTCATACTTATTTTTTATTTCTTTCTCTGTAAAAAATGTAGTTTTTGATGTTGGCAATTCTTATAATTTCAGCACACACTGAAGAAAACAAATTACTTTGAGAATCATTAGCGTCTCTATCTATTACAGTTATTGCTTCAATTTCATCTACAGTTAAGTTTATTCCACACTCAGATAGTATAGCTACTGAATGCAACCCTGTTTTTATTGCAGGGTTATTTTCATTATATTTGAAGATTATGCTTCTTTCTTTCACTTCCCATTGGTTATCATTTTTTATCATTCTAACAGCTTTGGAAAGATGTTGAAGTAAGCATATTTTTACAATTTTTTCTTTATCCAGTTTAAGCTCTTCAAAGCTCTCATTTTCTTTTAAAGCTATTGGTGTTAAATGATAAAGTATCACCTCAAGTAGAGAACCTTCATAAGCCATTCCATCATAATTTCTACTTGAAAAAGATGCATGCTTTATAGCTTCTCCGTATCTTTCTTGAAGAATATTTGTTTCTATACCAATCTCTTTTAGTTTTGATATAAACAAATTGTAATTTCTGTCGATTTTTTCTTTTTGAAGCATAATAAGTCTATTGAAGTTAAACAACACTGCAAAGGTACATATTTTTTTCTTTAAAACAAAAAAATATAATAAAAAAAATCTATAATATATTATAATTAAAATTTTAAATTTATTA